GATGGAGTTACCAGTGCTTGTGTAACTGGTGCGGTGTAGTCAACTACTGGATCTTCAGTTTCTGATGGAGTTACCAGTGCTTGTGTAACTGGTGCGGTGTAGTCAACTACTGGATCTTCATTTGGTACTACTGCACCCGGAACTCCTACGGGTGGTGCCGCATAACCAGGTGTACCTGCCGCTGTTGCTACGCCTGAACCTTGCCCTGCTCCCTGACTGGCTGGAACATCAATCTTTATCTTATTTGGACTTGTATGTGGGTCTAAATTGTTGGTGCTTGGGACTGGGGCGGCTGTCACAGCTGTGACATTACCACTAGAACTACTACCATCAGGCTCAACACCACGAAATAAATTACCTGAGCGGCCGCCAATGATACCTACATCTTGTCCAACTCTAGTATCAGTGCCAGATCTATAACTTCCTCCTCGATAAGTGCCGTCGTCGACAATTTCACTGAGGCGCACGTAAACTTTCTTCCAATTTGTTTACAATGCTGTCTGCCCACTCGTCAACTAGTTGTGCTTCGTCAACAAACTCATTGTCTTCAACTTGGAAGTGTCGTACACGCTCTGCATACTCTGCATCTTCAGCAATGCGTCCTAAATCACTTACATATTTTTTAGCCAATTGAACTGCTAACGCACTTTCTTCTGACTCTGTAAGTTCTTTGTTAAGGTGTGCTTGTGCAAACTCTTTAATGATATTATTATCTACAATACGTGTATTAATATCTTCCAACGCCGCTTGTACTAAACCTCTTACATCTGAATGTTGTACTGACCGTGCTAACATATCACTATCAGGTGAACTTTCTAACATTAGATCACCACTATCAATAAACTCTCTAATTTGGTTTAGTGTATTTGCTTTATTTTCCATAGCAGTTTTGTAAATGCTGTTGATAAGTGGTAGGGATTCAAAAACATTATCATCATGCTTCTTTACAGTAAATTGGTCTTTCATTGCGTCTAAGTCGTCTTCAGATAATGTTACTTCTATTGGCTCAAAGCCTTCAGCAAAGTTACTATAACCACGACGTGAGGTCATTCTAGTTAAGTCTTGCCTAACATTGTTATACGCATCGCGTACACTTTCTACAATATCAACAGTATCCTCATTAACCAATTTATTTCGTTTACTGTAATTAATAAAATTCTTTAACTGTCCCATTTGGCCCACTGTGTTAGTAATATGTGCGCCAATATCATCATGTAGTTGCCCGCCTTCACTAACGTGCCTTGCGGCTGCTCTTGCGCCTAGTAAGTTTTTAAATGGTAAAAGCATACGTTCGCCGTCAGTATTTTCAATAAAAATTTTACTAATGTGTCTACTGCGTGAACCTCTAACGTCCTCATCTACAGGGCGTTTATGCCTTACAATAATTTTTGCTGTTTCGCCTAAATCTTGGTAACTGCTTTTAATGCTACCGTACATTTTGCCTTCATTCATATCAGAATCCCTAAATTCTTGTTGTTGTGTACGTAAAAACTCAAAGTCTTTACGCTCTAGATTAGATTTTGTAATATCTCTTACGTCAAATGTCATTAATCGTCTTTTTGCAAACTGACGCATTTCACGTAAAAAACTAAACCATTGCTGTTTATTTTCACCCAAACTTTCTGTTAATTCTTTACTGTAATATACTTTAAATTGGTCATCAACTAAACTAATAGTTACAGAACCAACATCTGCACCATTAGATTCAAATACAAAATCAAAAAAGCGAGCCTCTTCTGGTTCTAGTATTTTATTCGCACTAGCATCTCCAATTTGCAATGTTGGATATACTGATCTTAATTTATTAAATAAATCTTCTGCAATGCGTTCTATTTCTTTCATAACGTATAGTATTTATATTAAACTATTATAAAAGGCATTGGCATATCATGCTCTTGATCCATGCCATCTTTAAGTCTGTCAAATAACCCAGTATCCCATTGCCTTACTTCGTAGCTCATCCTTATAACCAATAATGTTGCGGCAACTAAATCATCTGTTTCACCATCTTTAGCGGCATAACTTTGGCCGCGAGCAATATATGTCTTTAGTTCCGATATTAAATTCTTACTTCTTAACGTTATTTTATCTGTTTCTACAAGGTTTTTTAACCTACTACATGCTAATAATTTGTTTTTATGTGTGGTGTTAAACCCCTTCCTATAACGTTTCGTGTTGCCATGCTTGCGTGTTTCTGTTAAAAATACTCCACCAAATTGTTGTTCACCGAGATCATCAATAACTACAAGAGCCGCTTCACCTAATGTATTATTTTCTACACTATACCAAACAGCTGGCTGTGATTCATCTCTATGATCTATCTCATTTGTAATATAATTAGTAATATCCCGCAGTATTCTCACTTGTCCTTGTACTGGTGTTTTATTATGCATCCATTCTGCAACTTGTTTCATAGTTGGTATTTCAAATACCTGGATAGCGGCATTATCTCCACCTGTACCTAAACTTGGATCAAGTGACACCAAATAATTATGTCCTTTTTTAGGTTTATCAAACCACCTAACTTGTCCGTGTTTCTCTAAAACATCCGTTGGGCGCAACGCTGATAATGTCCTCGAATCTATCAATGTTTCATCATTAATAATAAATTCGCAATCATGTTCCCTAGCAAAACGTTCTGCACCAATGCGTCCCATTTCTTCTGCTTTCCATTTAGCATCACGCTCTGGGTGTTCATTCCAGTATGATCTAAACGCAAAAAATCCATTGCGTCCTATATTGGTTTCATTACCGTCTTCATCTATAGTTTTATTTGCTTGACGCCAAATCATAGCAAACTGATCTTCATCACTATTGGGCGTTGATGTTATAACTGCTTTACCACCTGTTGCCAATGTAGGTGAAATACTTGTCCAAAACTCTCTCGCAATGCTAGGTTTTACAAACGCAAACTCGTCCAAGTATAGCATACTAAGTGCCATACCACGTCCAGTGTTTTCAGTAGTTGTTGTACTAATTATTCTACTACCATTATCAAAGTCTATGCTACCTTTGTTATAACTATATACACCTGGGCGTATATGGTCTGGCACGTCTTCATACGAATACCGTATACGTTGCATAATTTCTTGGGAACCTGCATATTTGTGTGCGGCGATTAATATTGCACTATCGGGTATAAACATTGCGTACCACAATATATAACCTGCGGCAGTTGTGGTTTTGCCTGTTTGCCGAGGCATTAAATTTATACTAAATCTGTGAGTATGATAACTATCAAGTAATCTTGTTTGATACCCATACGCTTTATATGGAATACGGCCGCGACGTGGATGTTGGATCCAAAAGAAATTGTTTATAAAATAGTCAGGACCAGTGTCACGATCTGCACATCTTGCCAACTCTAGCAGTTGTTCGTCAGTATATGATTCTCGAGTGTGTGCTCGTTTAACTAAATTGCCGTCAAGAGATTTATTGGCCATACCACTATTTAACAGAGATCGGGGTTACTACTTCTTTTTCTTAGCGTTATTAGTTGCTACAGCATATAACATATTTTCATCATCAATATGTGGCTTTAATTTTTTAACCCATGCTTCCTTTGAACGTTTTTCTCCACCCGTTAGTTTACGTTCATTAGTAAGTAACTCTGCTAAGAGCATGTTAAATGCCTGCTAGTTTCTTTAAATCTAATGTATCTTCTGGAACATGTTTCTTGTTTTTACAGGCCTTGCCGGCGGCTTCATCAACAGTTTCTTCTTCTGTTTCTTCAGTAGTTTCTTCTTTCTTACCGTTTTTAGCATCAAGCATTTTTTGAAAGGCTGCTTTTTGTGCTTCGCTTTGTTCTGTTATTTTCCAAGGACTTGCTAGTTCTGTTTCAGAATGTGATTCCATGTCTTCTGCTAAAAAGTCTTCCCATTTTTCTCGAAGTTTACTTTCTGCAGCTTCTAAAGCCATTGGATTATCACCACCATTCACTTTTGGATAGGTTTTCTTTACTTTATGTAAGTCATTGCCTTCTGAACTATCTGGAGCAAGTGTCACTTCATCTGGCTCATTATCCCAACTATCGCCTTCTATAACATGCTCATCATCTTCATGCATACCGCCACATACGTCACACGAGCCGTGCTCTTCAGGTGCTGGTGCTTCAAGTGCTGGTGCTTCAGGTGCGCTAAGAGCAACTGGATGTCCACCTTGCATTCCTGCTAGTTGCAATATATCTGCAAGTTGTGCTGGATTACTTGTGCTAATATTAGTTGAAGCATGGTCGCCATTTTCGCCACTTGTTGTAATACTTAAATTATATTTTGTACCTTCCATTTTAGTTACTTCCTACTGGTGATTTTGTACCTTGTGGAGCTTTGAGAAGTTCATCTGGATCATGCTCAATTTCACTACTTGGATCTTTTTCAAAATTAATCATATCAAACAATCTGCCCTTGCGCTTTTTATCTTCTGCGTCTAGCATTGCGTCAGTATGTTCTTGTCCTGCTACAACTTCATTATCGCTATCTTCATAATCACTATCTAATAGAGATTCTGGCTTTGCGTCTGGATCCTTATCATCTGCCGCTTTCTGGTCCTTGTCATTTTGAACTTCTTCAGGATGGTTTGGACTACGTACTACAATGTGACTTTGTGGGACACCTAATTTACTGTGTAAGTAAGAGGTTAGTGTGTCTGGAGTTGTAGGATATTCTAATACAATATCTACAATGTGTATCTCGCCGGCTGGCAAGTTACCAAAATCCATTGGATGCTTTTGCATGATTGTTTTGGTTGCTTTAGATACGCTTTTTACACCATATCTTTGTAGGCAACTTTCTAGAGTATCTAAGTGTTCATCTGTAAGATCTACAGCAAACTTTAACCTAAAAGGATACTCTGTCTTTGCTTCTGTTATATATGTTTTCAAACTTTTCATAATATTGCTCATTAAGGTATAATACTTATTTAGTTGTTTTTAAAAAATTTAGTTCTGGAAATATATCACTAAACTGTGCTTTTCTTACTTTGTCATGTAAATTAATATCCCAACTTACTTGCTCTAAACTTCTGGTGACGCGCAGGGAAGTGCTTTCGGTACTGTCGTTTGGAAGCTTAAAGCGGATAGTCTTTGAATTGTCATTATAATCAATCATTGAAGTAATTAAACTGGATATTGTATTAGCAAGTGGTTGGTTTCGTACTACTAGAACCTCATCTTTCATAAATTTTTCTAATTTCTCTTTAGTTTGTAATTTAAATTCATAAGGTAAAAACTTAAAATCAGCATTTGTACCAAACCCAGGTTCAGCAGGCAATATTATATTAAAATGCTTGTCAATCCATCCTTTATCTTGCCAATATAAAAACATCTCAGGCAATCTATGAAAATTAAATATTGACATAACTGGAGAATAGTGTACATTAATATTAGGATATTGCTTTACATAATCATTAGTTTCTACAATATTGTCCCATTTTTCACCATAACGTATCCATTCTGCACGTTCTTCTATTTCATCGATACTTGCTGATAGTTCTACTTCTTTAAATTGAGAAATCAAATCCCAAAAGTTTTTAACAATTCCATTATGTTTATATGTCTTATTAGACATATTACTATTCAATAATAATTTAATATTGCTTGCTATACCTATATCTATCATCATTTCAAGCATAGTATAACTTTCATCCATTATACTGGGCTCGCCACCTGCCAAATATATTTGCTCTAAACTAGAACTATGCTCTAATAAACTACTTAATAACTGTTTTGTGTCACTAATTGGTGGTAGTGGTTTATAATTTTTAAACTGCTTCTTATTAAAGGCCTCCCATTTACTACTAAAAACAGGCCCACAATAAAAACACATAAGATTACATTTATTTGAAAATCTTATATCAGTATAAACTAAATTTAAATCTGTTTTTCCATCTATCGTATTATCTAATAAGTTAAAATGATGTTTAAAATTTCTATTTGCCCAATTACGAGTACTATGTTCATTTCCTTTTTCCTCTACCTTCCAACATTCCGAGCACATATCAAGTTTTTTATCTTCAAGCATAGAAGTTCTAATATACTGCATCCGTTCGCCATTCCATATTTCTTCCAAAGTAGAATCATTCACATTACCAGCCGATTTATAATTAGTTGTCATGCAACACGGATATACATTCCCCGTAGGCATTACTGCTATAGACACCCACGGCAATATACAAATATTATTTCTTGTCATTATTTTGATTTAAAATTTGTTTAATTAATTCATTACGATCTGCTACTATGATTGCTTCTCCATCCATTGTCTCACCATATGGATCAAGATCTTTACCTTGCTGATCTACTCGTTGTTTTTTAATTTGTAATTCAACCATACGCAATTTTTTATCTATTTTAGCAGCTCTAGCATCTATAGCATTTTTCATCATAGTGCCAGCAACTTCAAATATTTTGCCCGCGTACCGTGCCTCTACATTCATACCCAAGTCCATTAAGTCATTAAACGTATCTACAGATTTAGTAGCAATACTATCCATTTCTTGATCTGTCGCTTCTAAATTACGCACCATTGGCAATGCACTATCTATTTTATCTACATCAGACAAAACTTTTCTAAGTTTTTTAGCTTCTGTTTTTGCTATATTACTATCTGGTTGCTTTTCTTCAACAGGTGTTTCCAAATCAAATAATTCTTCTAATTTTTTAGTCATAATACTATTTACAGGATCCGCATATTATACGGCACGTTAATCGATAATCATTATTATTAAACTCTTCTTTAATATCTAATGTATCTATATCATATTTTTCTTTGTGCGATAAATCATTGTTCCAGTGACAACATGGCAAGATTTTTCCAGTAACAGATAAAAATAAACTATAATTTCCAGTATCATCTCTATCTATATCTACATGCATACAATCTTTTTCTTTAACATAATTATTAAGTGTGAAACTTCCATCAACAGCATCATTCAAAACTTGCCTATCAGTATATGTATAAGATTGTTGCAACCCACCGCCACCCAGACCGTCTGTACCTAGCCCACTTTGAGGCCAGCCGTTCGCACCACCGCCTTGCCCACCAGTACCACCATATCCATCGTTTGAACCACCGCCCCCGCCGCCGCCGCGGCCGCGTTTTCCAGACAATAGTTCACCAGTTTTCCAATGCCTTGCATTTGGTGTAATAAACGGCCGCATAACGAAAAACTGTTTAAATCCCATATCTTGTGATAACTGTCTTGCTTCATCAACTTGATGTTCATTATGTTTAAATTTTAAATACTGCCACTCCGCTACACCACCAGCATTTATAAATGCTCTAGCATTATCTATTATTTTATTAAAATTAGTTCCTTGACGATGTATACTATGCGTATCTTCTAAACCATCTATACCAAAAACAACTTGATGCGAATTATAAAAATTATTATATAAATTTTCCCCTAATTCTTCCCACCACTTTACTGATCGCAAACTACCATTTGTATGTATGTCTATATATTTCTGCTGTCTTGAAGAATGTAATTGAATTTTATTATATTGTTCAACTTTTTTTAGTAATGGTATAAAATGTTTATAAGCAATTGGATCGCCAAGATTCCCACATAAATGTAAAACTTTTAAATTTGGGAGTTTAATCATTTCCTGCATAACAGTTTTAACTGGTATATCCATTAAATCTAGACCAGGACGAAGTCCAAATCCATTATTATTACGTAGACAACCTGGACAAGATGCATTACATCTACTAGTAAGTTCAACATGTAATAAAGTTACTTTGTTTGCATCAATGTACATTTTTATACTCATAATATATTTTATTTGTAATTTCAACACAATATTCTTTTAATTTTTCTATATCAAAATTTATTGGTGTAAAATGCATATCTAAAATTGGTGCAATATGTTTAATATAAAACTCTATATGAAAAGATGGCATTGGAGACATGAATCTTGGATCTTCAAATATGCGATACTGATAATGATCACTTTCTTTATATAAATCATATATTGGCGTATGTATTACAAACTTATCCCATTTAATATTATTCCGTAAATGTGATAATTCTTCTGTATTGTCTATAAATTCAAAATCAAAAGGATATCCATAAAAGAAATAATAAGGAATATTATGTAACTCACACAAATTTTGTACATCAAGTATTTGTTCTAAGTCTTTTAAATGATCATATATTTTAGATTGTATATATAACTCTTTGATTATATTGTCTTGACTATGACTACTTGCCCAAAACCCTTTATCGTCTACAACATTTGCTTTCATGTCTACAATAAAATTTCTTAAATTAAATGTTTTTATTTGCTTTAAGACTTCAGTATCCTCAACAAACATATCTAATTTACCAATACTAGTCCATTGTATTATTACTACTAACTCTTTATCCAAGTTTTCTAGTATATGTTTTTTACACACTCGTCCTATAAACTCATTACCTACCGCAGGTCCTCCCATAGACAAATGTTTTAATTTATGTGTAAGAATAGGGAAATGTACCCAAATTGGATAATGTTTAAATTCTCGTTGACTTATTCCGCAACCACTAGTTAGCAAATATTGCATTATATTGTTTCCGTGTTATAACACTTCCTTGTCCATAATGATCATATTCTATTTCATCTGGATTATTGCTACAAGCCTTACATACTATAGAGTTTGGTTTTTTAATGTTGTTAACAAACTCATCTAAATTATCATCATAACTTAAACCTGTATTAAGGTATGGTTGCCATGTTTCAGAATCTCGTATATTAAACAATGCTAATGTATCATCTAAATTAGCAACAGCAGGACACTTGTACAATTTATTTTTATACAATGTAGGCGAATTTGGTGCTCCACAAACTTTATAAGCACCAACAAAATCTTCATTATTAGCAGGCATTAATCTAGGACCTTCCCCCATAAACGGGCGCCTAAATTCACCAAACATATTCATATGCCATTTTATGTCAGCATTTCTATCTTTTAATTTAATAAGTTTATCAGGTGGATCAAACGGGGTTGCCGTCACTTCCCAATCAGAATGCTTTAAGAAAAATTTAACATTGTTAATATATTCTTCAGGGGGCGGATAAAAGTGTAAACTAGTCTGTATTAAAACATTTCCTAATTCTTTACACCAACTATATAAATCTGGACGCACAAGGTAATGAAATCCATTTGTAATAAATTTAACTCGTGCTGTAGGGAAATACTCTCTAACACCAAATAGCCAACTTTTTAAATCTTTATTAAGCAGTGGCTCTCCACCCATTAAATTAACCTCTCGTATTGTAAATCGCTTGCTCCATTCTTTAAACCACTGCTCACCATCACTCCAAGGAACATGACCTTTACGATTATAATTGGACATTACTATACAACCTCTACAAGATAAACTGCAAGCATATTGCACCATTACATCTAAATATTTTAAATCATATTTGTTTGTCATTTTCTATTTTTTTATTAAACTCTTGATGTATTTCATCTCGTATAATTATATCACAATAATCACTTATTTGCCTTAATATTCTACTCTGCGAGAATAAGTGCTGTTGACGAGTATCTAAGTCATCATAACTTATATTTAAATTTCTATCAACAACAGAATGATAGCTATACTCTGCCTTATCCCACTCTTTTTCTAATTTTTTTCTATTTTTATCTGTTAGTTCTTGTTTGCGTGAGGCAAGTATAATATCTATAGTATTCATATTATAATGTGTATTAATATACCATGATTTATCATTATTTGTAGTTAATTGTAACAACATGCCAAAGAATTCTAATTGTGTAGGCTGTGGTTGATTCCAAACTTTACGCTTAATATTACGTAATACTTGATTATGCCCTTCTTTAGAAGCAGGATATGTTATATTAATAAACTTATAATTCTTAAAATACTTCCATATGTCATCTTCTCTATAATGTGTAGGAACTACAACATATTTGTCCTTATCTAATGTAGTAGTATCTTTATAATCATATAGTCTTTCTGGTTTAAAGTCCATACGTAATAAGTTTTGATTAAATATATCATCAACCTTATGCCTATCACCTATTTTACGCCTATCTAAAGTATTACACTCATCAGATTTACTTATAATATAGGACAGAAATTCTCCACCTGCTCCGTGCGGATAACATACAAATATAAACTTGAATTCAGGTAAGACGAACACACTAATACTTATTAGCGTTTCTTACCTTGATGAAAAATATCGTCCTCAGTTACTATTCTAAAACGAATACCTTGACGTTGACACCATTTATTTGCCGCTTCCCATTTTGCGTGATTCACTGCTACGTGTGCTTGATTATATTTGCTTTTACCAGCATGTTCTGCCAATGTTTGACTTTTAGGCTTAATTTCTATTAGCTCTGCTCTGCGTTTACCACTACTATCATTATATGCAATAAGAAAATCTGGAACATATTGTGTTTGTTTACCTGTTAGTGGATTTCTATAAGGTATTCTAATTGATTCACTTGCCCACTCTGTGATGCCTGGATGATTATCACAAAATTGCATAAAAGCATATTCCCAACCGCTTCTATATTTTGGGCTTTTTGTTCCTACATATTTCTTGCCATTTTTAGGAAGGAAACGACCTTGGGCAAATTTTGCCATGACTTAAGCCAGTATTGCTCGTTGTATATTTGTATTAACTACAGTTGCTTGGCCATAACCTAATACACTAGTACGATTACGTGTTGAATTTAATAATATACATAATATATTATTAAGTTGAATTTTATCGTCAACCAATTCCAATTGATCAATAAGTTCAACTGGATCCAATTGTTGTTCTTTCGCTACTTCTAATAATGTAATAGTTAAATTATCAACCGTTGATACTTCTAGCCCTTGTCCAAGTAAAAATCCTCGTACAATGTCAAATTGTGCCGGATCTACAGAATCTACCTTAGTATAATAATTATCAAAAAACTTTCTCTGCTTTACATCACTAGAAAAATTACCATCAGCATTTTCATGTATTGGCAAACTTGTGTTTTCTACAAAATTTGTATATTCAGCCATTATGTACTACCACCTAAATCTGGACCACTAGCACCACCAGAATCTCCACTACCTGCAGATTCTGCTCCACGAATTTCAGCTGCTTTTCTTAGAGTTGCTGTTGGGAATGAATTTCCAACATTCCTAGTTACTAAATCAATAGCACTAGGCAATGAATCTTTTAGTTCATTTTTAAGAATATCTCTAACATCATTGGCTCTGACTTGTTCTCTCAATTGAAAAGCACCAACAGCTGCGCCTATCAAATTGCCAGTCTTAAGATTACCATAAATATCCATACCTTTATCAAACATACCGCCTGGACCAATAACACTATTTGAACCTCTACCACCACCTGATAACGAACTTGGTGCCTTGTCATAAAATCCATCGCCAAAATTTGGTATCTGGCCAATATTTGCATCACCATATACTATTGCGTCATAATTTAAGTTAATGGTATGTTCCATAGGGCCTGAACTATCAGACGCTTCATGTGATCCATGGTTATAATCAGTTATAACAGGATTTTTTAATGTATATGATGTACCTTTTCCTTTAGACAATGAATATATAATGATTTCTTTTATCAAATTAAGACCATATGATCTAGTAAATGTTGAATCTAAACCCCATGAGCCGCCTGGAATTTGAGCATTCTCTTCAAATGTATTACGCAATCCACCAGCTGTTCTTATATTATACTCTGCTGAACTTTTATTGCCATCACCAAAATAATATGAATAATAATTGGCTAAAAAATTACGAACATTATTAGAGTTGTCATCATGAAATGTAATAGAGACTGGTGAATAGTGTACTTTACCATAATTATAAGCAGTTCTATTATATTGATTTAGTGTTTCAACATCAATTGAAATACCTGGCAAATCTACTGATTTAACCATAAAACCAAGTTCGGCTTGATTATATGTTTGTTGAGTTACTGATTTATTTAAAACAATTACACAATGATAAAGATATCTGAATTTAGGTGCTAACCTAAAATTATCATGAGAAAATAAATTACTTGCATGGCGGTAGTCTTTGACGTGATCGCCAGCTGCCAAACCATGCAAGAAATTATTAAAAAAGGATGCCATTAGTATTAACCTGTGGCAATTGTTCCTGTTCCTCTACCAACTGCTACACCTATACCGGTTTCAATTGGTGTATTAAGGGCATTATCAAAACGTATTGTTAACTGAATTGAGGCATGCTCACTTGCTGAATAACTCATATCGTTATAGTTTACGTTTTCAATATAACAACCATACATTTCCCAAGTTTCTAAAACTACTGGTGCAGTAGATCCATTACCACCATCAAGTACTTCGTACTTTGTAGTAAATTTATAATCTACACCTGACACTTGACTCATCTGTTCGAAAAAGTCGAATTGCTTCTGCATCTGTTCACCAACTCTGCGTGTCATTTCACCATTTACATCATCTCGTAAGTTGATTACGACTGGTTCCCATGTATGTTTGCCTAATATATTAATTCTTGAGTTATACACATCCAAAACTTGGTTCTCGAAAGAAGCGTTTGGGCGTGTAATATCGATTACGTTCTTTGTAATCTCTGATCGTGGAGTAGTAACGCCAAAATTCTCAACTATCGCTCTAAAGCGATATTTTAGTTTCGGCATCAATGTACCCATTGATCCAGCACCACTAATTGGTACTGTAAATTTTGTTAATGACGCTACGGACATATTATTCTCCTGTTATTATCAATATTTATCCTATTCATGGGGCGGTTTTACGCCGCCCCAAAAATAATAATAGCATATTATAATTTTGCTATTTCACCTGTATTTTTAAGTCTTATTGGAATGTAAATAAATTCTAATGATTTAACTGGCTCAATCGCTACGTCTACGTATAGTTCGTTACGATCGATGCGTGTTGCTGTATTATTAGAATCATCACATACGACCAAGTAATCGTTAAGTGCTCGTTTTGCCATCAATTCGTTACAAAACGACTCAATTACACCTTTAATTTCATTACGTGTAAGTTCATCATTTGGTTCGAAGATGAATGGTTTGGCCATGAGGTCCAATTGGCGCCTCATGTATGAAACAAGCCTTGAAACGTTAACTCTGTCAATTGCAGAAGATGTTGAAGCGCGGGATTTATTACCGAAATTCATTAAACCACTACCATTAATAAAGGTAATTGGGTTAATTCTGTCAGCATATAATACATCACGTAGTCCTTCACGTACAGCTATACTTTGAAATTCGTTAGTAGCTGTGTCAATATAACCAATAGCAGTAGCGTTAGAAATCTTACCACGGTTTGTGCCTGCGGCGGCAAACCATTGGTAACCAACACTATCATTATAAGCCATTGTACGTAAAATCATGTGACTTGCTGGTACTACAATTGCGTTACCTGCTAGATCACTTGAATATCCTGAAGGATAGTATACACTCATATAAGCATTATTAGTTACTAAACCATCTTCGCCGTTGTCTGTTGCGGCATTAGAGTTTTTACTCCAAACTTGCAAATCAGCGGCATTAGCTGATAAACGTAGAGGTGAATCGGCAATGATATGTGCTGTTTCTTTTCTATCTGTGTTTAGTGTTGCCATATTAGCAATTAACTCTGGATAACCTGGAGCGGCAAGTAAGTTAAACTGACGTTGCTCTTCTCGGATATCTGTGTTTGCATCAATTGCAGACTTCATTGCGGCAACTACAACTTGACGTTGTGATTTACGACCGGCATACATAGAACCGTTTGTTTTATTACCTGCGGCATTCTGCCAACGATCTGGATAGTAATCACCAATTGAATCTGCTGGACCAAAACGCGGGTTTCCTGCGGCATATGTAGTTGTGTTTATGGCCTCTTTGATATACCGTTTAACACTGTATCCACTACGACGTGTATTCCATAATAACATGCCACGTGGTGAACTTGCTGGGTTTGGTGCGTCTGGATCTAAGAAATGATCAGTTAATAGTGAAACAATACTACTTGCTGTACCTGCACCAATTGCTGATACACCACCTGCTATTGCATCTGCTTCTGTTTGCCATCTTGCATCAGCAAACAACACACCATTACTTGATGTTTGATCTGAACCATCAATTAACACCCATTTTAATGTTTGATATCTATATAGTTTTGGAAAATTTTCCAAATCTGAGGTATCAATCCACAAATCACCATTTACAAGTGCGGTTGTATCCGACTGTTTTAATGGTGCTGATGCGGCAAACTGTGGACCTGCTGGATCTGTTGCTGTTAAATCAAAGCCACGGAAATCAGGATTTATTGATCTATAACCTTTCCAAGTTGTACCATCATGAACCATAATATCAGCTGCTAATGTTGTATCATACCAATAAGTACCATGAGATGGATCTGTAATTGGTTCGGTTGTTTTTGCTTCATATGTTAACTCTTCCCAGTTTGTACCAATTAAATCAGCATTCGGTAATGAATAAACATTGGTTAATACATTATTAATACCAGCATCTGCTAGTGGTGTACCTGATGTATCACGCAATATTAAATTACCACCTTTAGCATGTGAAATACTTACTGCGCCAGATGATTCTACTACGGCTGATACGTCTGTAATACTAGCAAGTGCTACGGCGGCAACAAAATCTGTTGCAGTTGTACCACCTAATGTTACTGTTGTACCACCAATAGTAAATGTTTCAGCATTTACAAAACTTGGTGAAGTTGTAGCACCAATTACTTGTGTTGCTGTATTTCTTGCACGGCGATATGGTTTTAATGACAATGCTTCTACTTCATTAACATCATGATCAACAAATAATGTACCTACTGCAATTGTTCTTGGATCTGAACTGCCCAAACCTGTTGTTGCGGCAACGATTGTATCGTATGCTGTAACTGTTTGTGCTGTCCAAACTTTAGTTGTAGCTGAATATGATTTAATAACCATATCAACGGCATTATTTTGTTTATCCAACTTCATCCAAGTACTGCCTGTTGGACGTGATGTTGTTGCTGTTGTTTCCCAACTTGGAACTATTGTATAAGAACTTGATTGGGTTACTGGACTTGCATATGTTCCAGCAGTTAAACCTAATGTTGCCAATGGTGTACCTGCTGAATTGGCCAATGCAACCTTACCATCTACTAATGTACCATTACTTGCGGATGAGCCAATAGCATAAATTTCAATCTTGTTGTTAACTACAGCGGCTTGAACACCTTTTTTAGCTGCTGTACTACCGTCCATTGCTCCGTTGATTGCGGCAACAACGGCAGCTGCGTCAGCCATGGCTGAAACACTAATTACAGTTGTGTTAATAAGAATAGCATCACCTGATGCCATTGCTGGTGGACTTGCCACCGTGCCTGCAGTTGTAGGATGACTAGATGCCCATGTAGCATCTTTAGTTGCGCCTGAATGTGCGGCAGTTGTTGCCGTACCATCGCCTGCTAACTTCCATGTATTACTTCTATTTTTGTAATATACTGCGTTACTTGTTGTCGTTGTAACTACAGCATACTCACCAATTGAGCCGAACGAAGCAACTGGTACACCACCACTATGTTCAGTGGCTAATGTTACTAATTTGGGTACCTTATTTGTAAAAACTTGAGTTGTTGCATTCCATTCATGAATGCCCCATTTTGTGCTTGTGAGGTCTAACCAGTGTGTTCCTGTAACTGGTGTGCCTGATGGAGTTGAAGCAGAACCTGCTAATTCACTCAAATTTACATTTGCTCGTAATACATATGCTCTGTTGGCCAAACCTAAGTATGAATATGCAGCTTGCAAACCATACTCGTTTAATTCGTAGCCATGTAACATGGTACCTGAAGTACTTTTATAAAAAGTAGGGGTACCGTATGTTGTGGCTAATTCTCGTTGTGAAGTCATTAACTGAACTTTGTTTGCGTTTGCCGCGGTTGTTCCTGCCGCTGTGCCTGAACCTGAACCTTGTGTTTTATCTTGTGATGTTGCAACAAGAATCAAAGGCACTGTGCCTGGATCAGAAGTAACATACGCTGACTCATTCGTTACCGAAACTTCTACACCTGGGGATACTAAAGCCATAATTTTTTCCTCTATAAAATTTTAATTAAAATTCTACATCTTTATTTGATGTATTTTGATACTAGTATTTATTTGAATACATTAAAATACGCGTCGATACACACTCATAAAGGGTATTGAAAAGGGTTCCATAAAATAAATACTATTATGAAACATGCTGAAAGACCACTCTGTCAATGTGGTATGCGACCTGTTGCTGTAAATTATTATAAAAAAGGTATAGCACATTATAGAACTCAATGTGATAAGTGCATACGACAGGACAAAAAACTAGAAACAACATCCCATACAGAATGGAAAGCTAGCGGGTATACTAAAAAAATTCAATGCGAAAGATGTGGATTCAACGCAGATCATTCTATACAACTAGATGTATATCATCAAGATGGAAATAGAAAAAACAACGATTGGAAAAACTTAAAAACAGTGTGTGCTAATTGTCACAGAATTTTATATATTACTGGGAAAGGTTGGAGACAAGGCGACTTAATTCCGGACTTTTAACTGCTTCTGCTAAATCTTCTAAAGTTCCATTATTAACTATAACGTAATCTTCAGTACATCCTGTCCACGAAAATTCACTAGCATGAACTTCAGGATATACTCTTGGCATCATAGGATTATGTGCAATATTTTCTCGTTTCGCATTATCTTCAACAGCAGTATCCCACCATGGTGGATCTTCACCGCGTTTAACTCTAACAATTTTACCTTCTAATCGTTTAATTAACTCTATCTCATTAGGAAAACGACAGTCAGTTATAATAACATTTTCCTGAATGTCTAATAGTTTTTTCTCGAAACTTAATAACCAAATATCATCATGAAATTGATCACGCCACAAATCTGTGCCAACAAGTTGTAATGCTACACGCGGTGTAAAACCAGGTTTATCTAATCTATCTGCCCACCACGTATCTACTTTTTCCCGCCACTCTCTGCTTTTGTGGATGCTACCTTCTAATAATTCTCTATCCCAACCAAATACACAAGCACAGGTATCTTTAAGGGAATCAGCAAAACTGCCTTTAATCCAATTATCATGTTGTGCTAAAAAATAATCTGCTACGGTATCTTTACCACAACCTTTTAATCCAACAAGTCCTATAATCATTTTATTATTATAACATAATTAACCACAGATTGCAAGTAAATCTGTTTTATTTTTATAAATTCTATCTGGGGGTATTAGATATCCCAATGTTTGTAATTTATATGCTATATTAGTATAAATCCATGGGTCTTCTTCTACAGTAATATTTTCAGTCCATTGTTCTACAATATTAGTAGTCATATATGGCCGTGATTTAAACAAATTTTCTATAGTATAAAAGGATTCGTCATTTATATTTTTAGTTTCTATAATTGTATCTGTTTCAAAAGTTGCTTCTATTTGATCACGAAAAAACATATAACCACCCTCGCCAATAGCATAACTACGCAAATCATGAAAATAATCACCAAAACCATTATTACTTTCATGATGCCTATGAAAATATTCAGCATTTTGTTGTAAATCATCACACATTACTTGAGAAATATGCACACAATGTCCTAGTTGTTCTCTATTGAGATGTAAAGTACCACCAAGACCATCTAGTATTTGATTACGTATTGCATGTAGTTGTATAATAGAACTACCATGAGTTAATACAATCTTCCATTTATTATTATGAGGATATCTATCATTATCTTGCAATCTGCGACGCAGATCTTTTATAATTTCATCAACATATTTGTGATATAATACATTACTAAAATACACATTTTTATCAACAGGCAATGATTCATGTGTCCAATATATGTCTGAAAAATAATGTTCTAAAAAATCGTGCCCCCAATCTCCACGTTTATGTCCATCTTCATTACAATATTTTACTTCAAATTGTTCTGGAAATTTTGAAATTAAGTTATATGCTAATTGATTTCCTTTATGCCCGCTGGCATACGCAATCACATAGAACTTCAATGGAGACTGAGTCATAGTAATATTTAATTAAAGAAATTTATTAACCGATGATAAATGACATTGGTACACCACCATCTTCATAATTATGAAGTTGCAATACCAACTCTGCTATTTCTTGCTGTCCTTCTGCTTTCAATTCACTACCATTCATAGTAGTGCCACCTTGTGGACCAACAATAGTTGAGAATTTGGAGCGGGATTCACCAAGTATTTGTTTACACATAGCAAGTGTATAATCTTCCATCCATTTTTTAGTCATATGATGCTGTATAAGATTTTCATCTGGCTTTTGGTTATACATCCACATCAAAACATCTTCACCTTCATCACTATCAATTTTACGTACAATAGTTAATTTTTTTGTGACTGGATCAAATACATAATTAAGAAAACCACCAAACATTCTAGCGGCAGTTTCTTGATAACCACTAAACATTTCATATGTTGCTAAACCACCAACATTACCTGCTTTAAGCATATACATGTTCATGTAACCTGCTTCAAATGGTTCAAAATTAGAAGCACCACCACCTGTTGTGCTACCAATTGTTCTACGAAACATCTGTCTTACTTCTAAAACATTACTATCTAAAAAATAATCTTGTCTATTTTTCTCAAGTTTTAGGAAGCCGTAAGATTCTTCTACAGAATTTGAACTTAATTGACGATACTTATTAATAGCATTTTCTAAACCTACTTCTAAATGCTCATTATCTAATTCAATATCAATAATTTGAGCACCAAGTCGCAATTTGACGTTGTTAAACATCGCAGTTTTTAATTTAGTTAATTCTTTACTTGCCATATATGTATTTATTAAAATACCTTCAGCAATATAACATCGCTATTAACTCTCCCATTTAGTTTAATACCTGTAGTTGTTAAATTATTTAAAAATTTACGCAATACTACCTTACCAGCACTAGCAAATTCTTTAAGTGACTCTTCAGGTTTGCGTAAAGTTTTCTGCATACTAGTATTAGTATCAAATCCAGTAATACTAGTTCCTTTAATTCCCAACTCACCATCACTAAATCCATTTGTAGAAACATATTTGCCAATTTTGCGTGTTTTAATATTAAACACCCACAACTCTTTAGCACCTATAATATTTTTAGGATCAATTGATACTAATTTATATCTGTCATCATTTGCTTTGTATTTTAATTTAGCAATTTGCTTTTCTTTTGATGGTGCTTTTTTAACTCTGATTTTACGATTTGCTTTTTGTATATTAGAATGATGTATTGCATCATCTATAATCATATTATAAAACTCTAATATACGTTTTATCTCCGCTTTTTTATACGGATATGCTTCTACCAATTGTTCATATTCATCATCTTTCTCTACAGGATTGAGCAAGGTATTAAAGTCTACGACTTCTTGTGCATATATAGCAGGTATTAATGCCGCCGCCTTACCAGTAATCTCACCAATTAGCAAAGCGTTTGACATCTTAAAATCACTCTTAAATTTATTTTGAAAGAAATCATCAATCTCACCTTCTACTTGCTTGCCAAGAAAATCATCTAGATTTAATTTCATACGTTCCTGTATGGATATTGCAGGAGCAAGTTGTTTAATTTCTTCTTTTTCATCTTCTATCACAACAGTATCTGATATCTCTTTTATTTTCTTTCTAATAGCCAATAAAAGATTATCCATTGGAGGACAACCATTGTTTAGCATTCTTGCTACAGAGCCCACTGTATTACCTAGTTGCCAATCTTTGGCCGCTCTAATTTTTTTAATAGATTCTTTATCTACTATTTTCTGTGATTCCATCCATTGTATTAGTGGTTGCTTGGAATGCTTTGAAGTATAATGATAATTGTAAAAGTTTAAACCTTTATTAATTCTAATATTGATATTTTGAAGTTGATCAGCGTCAATATCCATCAATTCACCTTCTACAACAATATCATCAAATACAGGTTCAGAGAACAACCCGTCTTTCTTTTTAGATACTCGCTTTTGTTTCTTTCTTGCCATAGTATTGCCTCATATATATAGTGCTAAATAGTATTATAACATAAGAGTTAGAAAATGCCAAGACTTTCACTGTGGAAACCAACTAAAGGAAATGACTTCAAATTCATGGATAATCGTATTCGTGAGCAATTTGTCATTGGCGGCACTGGTATTAATATACACAAATATATGGGTCCTGTCAATCAAGGTGATCAGAAAAAAGCTGATCAGCCCATGCACACTAATAATTCCATTACAAATATACAAGATTTATTATTTTTAGAGAATCGTGATCGGAAATATGAAAAAGACGTAACGTTCATGAAAGGAGTCTATAATGTACAAGATATAGATTTTGATTTGAGTCAATTCGGTTTATTTTTACAAAATGATACTGTCTTCATTACTTTTCATTTAATTGATATGGTTGAAGTACTTGGTAGAAAACTTATAAGTGGTGATGTTATTGAATTGCCGCACTTAAAAGATGATTATGCACTAGAAGATGAAAGTGTCGATAAAGTATATGAGAGTTTAAAACGCTACTATGTAATACAGGATGGTAACCGGGCAGCTGAAGGATTTAGTCAAACTTGGTATCCACATCTATGGCGTGTAAAATGCATACCATTAGTAGACGCACAAGAATATAGAGATATACTTGGTGACATTGAGTCTGGTGATGGAGACGAATCACTAAAACAAATTTTAAGTGATTACTCTAAAAACTTAGAAATAAATGATGCTGTTGTAAAACAAGCAGAAGCTATGGCGCCATTTACACAAGATATCGTAGATGGACGTAGTGGTTATGACACAACACGATTTTGGATTGCACCAGCTGCTGAAGATGGTTCAATACTATTAGTATCTACTGACGATGTTGGAATAACAGTTGACGCAGATGCTTCCTCACCGGCACCGGCCGCAGTAACTGGCGATACATATTATGGCCGGCCGGTGAAAAAACTAGAACATTACTTGGCAGGCGATGGAGTTCCACCAAACGGAGCACCAGTAAAAGCATTAACTAGTTTTGTTGCTAATCCAACTAAAGGTGAATACATATTGAGAACAGATTATAGTCCTAATAGATTATACATTTACAATGGCAAAAAATGGGTACACGTTGAAGATAATATACGTATGGATATTACAAATACTAGCACAAGATCAACACACAAAACTAAACATTTTAATAATAAAACAACAATTACACTATCAGATGGAACTAAGATTGATTCTAAACAAAGTTTATCAAATATATTAAGTGCTAGAGAGGACAAATAATGGATTTTTATTATGACGGCCAAATGCGTCGGTATCTTGCTCAATTTATTAGACTACTGAGTCATTTTTATGTAGAGACTGGCAAAGATTCTGCTGGCAACTCTGCTCTAATACAAGTTCCTGTAAAATATGGAGACATTTCTCGCCAGGTAGCATCTATTATTCACAAAAATAGTGAAAATGCTCTCAACACCGTACCACAAATCTCTTGTTATATAACAAATGTAACATTTGACAGAGACAGGATACAATCACCGAGCCATTTAGACAAAGTACATGTTAAGGAACGTTTTTATGATAAAGATACGGCATCATATACAGCAGGACCTGGTGATAGTTATACTATTGAACGCAGTATGCCGAGTCCATATAGACTAACTGTTAATGCTGATATATGGACTAGTAATACTGAACAAAAAATGCAAATTATAGAACAATTATTCTATATGTTTAATCCAAGTTTAGAAATACAAACTACAGACAATTATGTTGACTGGACAAGTTTATCATATGTTGAATTAACTGAAATTGCATTTAGTAACAGAACTGTTCCAGTTGGTATAGAAGATATGATAGACGTTGCCACAATGACGTTTGAGATACCAATTTGGATTAATCCTCCAGCAATTATCAAACGTCTCGGTGTTATTTCCAAAGTTGTTATGGGTATATTTGATGGTGCTGGTGATTTAGCAAGTAGCGTATTAGATGATACAAAACTTATGGGAAGTAGACAATACTATACTCCATTAAACTATGGTGTATTATTGCTGAATGGAGAATTAAAAGCATTGTCAATTAGTGAACCAATTAGTGGTGACACAAAAGTAGATTCAACTTTTGACCATCTACCTGTAAAATATGGTGATGATATTCCCTGGCGGAAAATCATAGCACAATATGGAGAACTAAAAGACGGAATTAGTCAAGTAAAATTATTAACTAAATTTCAAAATGAAGATATTGGTACAGATTTCACAGAAGTTGTTGGCACAGTATCTATAAATCAAGTTGATGAAACCATACTTAACTTTACAGTAGACTCTGACACAATTCCAGCAAATACACAAACCGCCATTAATGCTGTTATTAACCCATTGAAAAACACTCCGGGAGATGGTTTACCCGCGGCCGTTAATGGACAACGTTATTTAATATTAGAAGATCTTGGTTCAACAATTAACACAACTGGCGGGCCAGCAGGATGGCCTGATGCTACTGCTGATGACATACAAGCGAGTAAATTTGATATTATACAATATGATGGTACGAATTGGTCAGTATCATATGATGCTAGTGCTAACAAAGGCATCCATTATGTAACCAATACAAAAACTGGTATTCAATATAAATGGACTGGTTCTGATACTGGGGCAGAATGGATTAAATCCTATGAAGGCGAATATTTAACTGGCTTGTGGTCTATTTCCCTACTTCCATAATAAATTTTATATAATTATTAATATGAAGCAAGTTACCGGAGCAGGTGGTATTTTCTACTGCCGCGACACAAAACGTTTTCTATTTTTATTAAGGAATGATAAAAAATATAAAAACAGATGGGGTTTCGCAGGCGGCAAAGTAGAAAATGGTGAAACAACTATTAATGGTTTAAAAAGGGAAATTTTCGAGGAAGTAGGACACTTGCCCGATATAGAGAAAACAATTCCTATTGAACTGTTTACTTCAGAAGATGGGCACTTCTTTTATCACACGTTTATACTAATAATAGATAAGGAATTTATACCCATTTTAAATGGAGAACATTGTGGGTTTGCTTGGGTTACTATGGCAGGGTGGCCAGGGCCATTACATCCTGGTGTTTTTTCAACCCTTAAACTAGATTCAATCAAAGATAAGATTAAAACTATAGTAGAAACAATTTAAATATCTGCTTCTATTACAAAATCCCATACTTTTAATTGGCGGAAATTACGACACCATTTCCATGCTTCAGGCATTTCTTCTTCCATGCCTTCTGCAGTTATTCTTACAAAATCAACATCATTATATGTGTCAAATATTCTTTTCATGTTATTAATCCAAACTTCATCACCTGGATTTTCATCTGCTTGACCATAAAATTCTGAACCAGCATATACATTATTGTTTGTTTTTTGATCAACAGGTTGATTATCAAATCCATATAAGTAAATTTTCTTATGTCCGTGAAAGCAAGCAATATATGTTGCTGTGGCGCCAGCATTCATTCGTGGATCATGTGGTATAAGAGATACATGTTCAGGATGGTCTAATACACTTTTTGCTCTGCCAAATACAATATTATCTTCAGCATAGCCACTTTCAACTATTTCAGTTGTTAATTCAGGATGAGTTACTACAAGAAAATCTGGCTTCCAATCTTGGTAAATTCTATTACAACCATAACATTGTCCTTTATATTTTCCAAAATGGCCGCCTCCTGCTGTTGAAAGAAAACTTAACTTCATCGCAACTCCAGAATATTCTATTCGAGATTTGCCATTGCCAACTACATATGCTACTTTTGTATGATCACTATTGGACACCGAACGAGGGATCCAAAATCTATCTTGGTGTTTACGTCCATTTTTAACTACAATACCGGATACTACATATTCACCATCATAATCAGTAACATATTTGTTTACCATCATATTCTCCTGTCAATATTTATTCTAAAGATAATGGAGGGGCGAATTCGCCCCTCCATCAATTACAACTTTATTGTCGTAAACTTTTTAACTTATAGTCTACCTACAACAACTTCGATGATACCATTTGTACCGTTGAAGTCTTCTAGAGCCTTACCAATTACGGAACCCATTCTTGGATTTGCCTCTGCCTTTGCATAGCCTTCGCCTGCGGCAACTAGCATATCACCCTTACGGATTGTGCCCATTACCTTAACAGGTACACGACCTGTTAGTGCTATTGCTACACCATTTTCTAAATCACTATTCATCAAGTAGGCTGGGTTAGTACTTACTACACCAGCAATCCGTGAATCCATAGTTTCAGTAGACATTGTTACTTCAGCGTCACCGCCAAAGGAAACAACAGTACCTGGCTCATATGTCGCATCACTTTCATACAGTTCTGCCAAGTCAGCATATTGTGCTGATGTTGACACGCCGTACATATTGCGCCATTTGAGGGATGAGGTACCTAGGTCATATGTTGCGTCCAATGTTGGAACAAGATGACCTGCGGCAGTTAGAGTCATTCTCTCTGTACCGCCAGTGTCGAAGCGAATAATATCTTCGTCACTTGACTCTTCAACTTGAATTTTTGTATCACCGTCTGCATCTTCTAATGCGTTAACTGAAGTCGTTGTTGTAAACTCACGAATTTCAATTTTATCACTGTTAGCTGGTGCTTGTGTGAATGTAATAGTTGTACCACTAATAGCATATGCTGTTGTTGGAAGTTGTACAACACCGTTAATAGTTACAACACAACCAGCAGTTGTTAGGCTTGAATTTAAGCCTGTAAATGCTGTTGTTGAACCGTCACCAGTTGCTGTTTCACTTCTTACAATTGTAAACTCTGTTGTGGCTCCCTTCCAACCAGAACCATTATAATACTCAAACTTACTTGTTGTTGAATTATAACGGAACATACCTGCGGCTGGAGTACCAGGACGTTGAGCTGTTGTACCAGAAGGTAACAAAAAGGACTCTGTTGAGCCACTCATGTCAAGTACTGTACCTGCGTTAGGTGTTGCTGTTAGTAAACCAATTGCGTCTACACTTGCATCTACTACGAACATATTTGCTTGGTTTGCTGACTCAATACGGAAGTCATTATCGGCACCACCTTCGTTGAAGGTAGCTGCGTCATTTACACCAAACGTTGTGCCATCATAAGTAATGTTTGCTTCTGCTTGAATAGCAGCTGTACCATTACCTGTTAATAGGCTGTTGGCGGTTAAGGATGAAGCACCTGTACCACCGTGTGCTACGGCTACGTCTGTAGCTTCCCATACACCAGTACCAATTGTACCAACAGTTGCTAATGAACTTGCAGATGTTACTGCGTTTAGGGTGTCAAGGCCTGCTTCGAAGTATGTCTCGAAATCAGTCAATGCTACCTGTTTCATTGTACCACCGTCGTTAACAACTACGCGGTCAGCGTCTGCCAACGTTGTTGCTGTTGCAGATGTATCACCATCAATAGACGCTGTAATTTCAGCTGCTGTTGCTGTTACACCCAATGTTACTAATTGTGCGGCGGCGTTAGCATCGTCTAACAATGCTTTACCAGCGGCTGTTAGGTCATATACTGCGGCTGTGCCACTGCCTGTGAACTGAATACCTTTGTCAGCTGCTGATGTTAAACCAGCAATGGCTGCCAATTCAGCGTCATAGGCTTGTACGTCTGTACCAATTACTACACCTAGGTTGGTTCGTGCACCACCGGCTGTTGAACTACCTGTACCACCATGTGCTACTGCTACGTCTGTAGCGGCCCATGTACCACCAGTAATTGTACCAACTGTTGCTAATGCACTTGCACTTGTTACAGCATTCAAAGTATCAAGGCCGGCTTCAAAATAAGTTTCGAAGTCTGTCAATGCTACTTGGACCATTGTGCCGTTGTCATTGACAACTACACGGTCTGCATCTGCTAGTGTTGTGCTTGTTGCTGAGGTGCTACCATCTACAGCTGCTGTAATTTCAGCGGCTGTTGCTGTTACACCAAGTGTTACTAACTGAGCTGCGGCATTTGCGTCATCAAGAAGTGCTTTACCAGCTGCTGTTAAATCATAAACTGCGGCTGTTCCGTCACCAGTAAACTGAATACCTTTATTAGCTGCTGAAGTTAGTCCTGCAATAGCTGCCAACTCGGCATCATATGCTTGTACGTCTGTACCAATTACTACACCTAAGTTTGTTCGTGCGCCACCGGCGGTTGAACTACCAGTACCACCATCTGTTAGAGGTACGTCAGTACCAGTTGCATGGTAAATTACGTTACCTTCAACTGCTAAGACACCTGCTGATGAGCGTGCCAGTGTTGTATCACTTGCGTGACCAACATTAACTGCTGTCAACTGAGGTGAATCACCTGTACCAACACCCAAGGATGTTCGTAGTGTTGCGCCTGTCTCAAGTACAAAGTTAGAACCGTCACCAACAATCATACCACCGTCAGTTACAGCCAAACCAGCAACGTCTGCTAGTTGTGCATCATATGCTTGTACATCTGAACCAATTGCCACACCTAGGTTTGTTCGTGCACCGGATGCTGTTGAGCTTCCTGTACCACCATGTGCTACACCTACGTCTGTACCCTGCCATGCACCTGTTGTAATAGTACCAAGAGTTGCTATGCCAGTTGCCGAAGTAATGCTGTTTTGTGCAGCTGTTGTAATTGTACCTTCGATATTACCGAAGATTGCGTTACCAACTGTACCAGAAATAACTTCTGAAGTAATTGTTGCATCAGGGACAAATGTAAATTTACTTATGCTGTCGTCATAACCAAACCAACCGTTTTTAGCGGCTGAACCGTTATGCCAACGGAATGCAACACCTCTATCCTTGTCATCATCTGAGCCAGGAGCAGAGTCACCACCAAGTTGCATAATTGGGTCATCCAATGTTACAACTGTGGAGTTTACTGTTGTTGTTGTGCCGTTAACTGTTAAGTCACCGGAAATAACAACGTCACCAGTACCATTTGGTGTAAGTGTAATGTTACCATCTGTATCTGTTGAACTAATAACGTTTCCGTCAATACGGATATTATCAGCATTCAACTGACCAGCTGTAAGAGCTGTGATACCACTTGTGATAGTTGCATCTAATGCGATGCTAATATCATTATCACTTACTGTTGTTGTAATGTTAGCACCACCAGATACGTTAAGTGTATCTGTGCCAACTGTTACTGTATCATCAGAACCCGCGTCTGCACCAATTGTTAGTGCAGATGCACCAACGCTTGAATCTACGTATGCTTTGATTGATTGTTGTGTGGCTAGTGAAGTTGCACTATCACCACTCATGGTATCCTGATCTAGGATAGCATTTACTGTTGCGCCAGAAGCTAGTGTTAGATCCTGACCTACTACTACTGAACCGTCGGAAGCGATTTGAAATTTATCTGTACCGTCGGAAATTTCGACAGTCATTAAGTTGGCTGTCTGTGAACCTACACCTTTAACATTTAGTGTAATTTCGTCTGTTGTATCACCAGTGATTGATACACCGGCGGCTACTACCAACTGATCGTTGGCTGTTAGTGTTGTAAATGTACCAGCTGCTGGTGTTGAACCACCAACAATACTTGCGTCCACTGAACCACCACTAATAGTTAAGTCGTTGTCGACTTTTGCGTCTACAATTGCTGTACCTGACCAAACACCTGAGGTAATAGTACCTACAGTTGCTAGAGCAGATGCTGAAGTTACTGCATTCAATGTATCAAGACTTGTTTCCATATATACTTCAAGATCAGTCATTGCTACTTGAACCATCGTGCCGTTGTCGTTGACAACGAAACGGTCAGCGTCTGCTAGTGTTGTGCTTGTTGCTGAAGTACCACCATCCATGATGTTAATTTCTGCGGCTGTTGCGGCTAGGCCTAAGTTGACCAATGCTCCAGCTGCTGTTGAACTACCTGTACCACCATCTGTAACAGGGATATCTGTACCAGTTGCATGATAAATTACATTACCTTCAACTGCTAATACACCACCAGAAGATCGCGTAATTGTTGTATCAGTTGCGTGACCTAATTCAATACCTGTAAACTGAGGTGAATCTTCGGTACCAGCACCTAAGTTAGACAACGCGGCAGCTGCGGTTGAAGCACCTGTACCACCGTGTGCTACACCTACATCTGTACCCTGCCATACACCTGTACCAATTGTACCCACTGTTGCTAGTGAAGATGCTGAAGTTACAGCATTCAATGTATCAAGACCTGCTTCAAAATAAGTCTCGAAGTCTGTCAATGCTACCTGCTTCATTGTACCACCATCGTTAACTACGACACGGTCTGCATCTGCTAGTGTTGTTGCTGTTGCGGATGTATCACCATCAATAGATGCTGTAATTTCAGCAGCTGTTGCTGTTACACCTAAAGTTACTAATTGCGCGGCGGCATTTGCATCGTCTAACAATGCTTTACCGGCAGCTGTTAAATCATAAACTGCGGCCGTGCCACTTCCTGTAAATTGAATACCCTTATCAGCTGCTGATGTTAAACCAGCAATAGCTGCCAACTCGGCATCATATGCTTGTACGTCTGTACCAATTACTACACCTAAGTTTGTTCGTGCGCCACCGGCGGTTGAACTACCAGTACCACCATGTGCTACCGCTACGTCTGTAGCTGCCCATGAACCAGTACCAATTGCACCAACTGAAACTAATCCAGTTGCTGAAGTAATACTGTTTTGTGCGGCTGTAGTAATTGTTCCTTCAATATTACCAGCAATGATGTTTGCTTGACCGGCGACTGTTACGTTGCCTGCTGTACTACCAGTTTCGTTAGTTGTGACAAAGTTAAACTTATCTGCAGATTCATCCCAAATAAGACCAACGTTTGTATCATCACCACGTTCTACAACAAAACCAGCGTCAACAGATGCTGAACCGCTTGCGCCTGAACTAAAAACTAAAAGTGGATCTTCAATAGACATGTTTGTAGTATCAACTGTTGTAGTTGTACCATTTACTACTAGGTTACCAGAAACCGTCAAGTTACTACCATACGTCATATCATCTTCTAACTTACTGCCAGCAATATCGGCAGAAGCAGAGATCTTGGCGTTAGTAATAGCACTATCAGCGATCTGATCTGTTCCTAATCTAGTTAAAGCCATTTATTTTTCTCCATTCCTTAAAAAGGTCCGCTAAGACCTTGTAAAATACCGTATATACATATAGTGGAATGACACCTTCTATACTCTGAAGGCCCCTTTACTTCTATTCTAATAGTAGATAATAAAGATCATACAAAATATATGCTCGAGCATATACAGCAGTATTGTATTTATTGTGTAGGTTAAGAAATTGTAGCAGTAGTTTTTTCTTAATGGAAGGTATGTAGAATATAGATTTTAGTGGAAATCTATCCAAGAACTACCCGCTCGTCCTTGGAACTTACTAGTGGTGGAATTGTAAATAACCATACCATCTGCTACACCTGATAATGCATTGCGTTGTGTGGTTGTATATGTAGGGAATTGTACAGGTACTTTTGTTTCAATTTTTGTGCTATCTATAACAACTCGTTCAGTACCTCCTGTATCCATTCGTATTTTATCTTCGTCACCTGATTCTTCAACTTGTACTACAGTATCACCATCTGTATCTGAAAGTTGAAGTGAAGAAACTGATGATAATGTATTAACTTTTCTTACTTCAATTACATCACCATTTGCTGGTACTTCAGTAAATGTTAAGGTAGTGCCACTTACAGCATAAGCAGTTGTTGGTCGTTGAATGGCACCTTCAATACTGACAATGACATTTGCTGTTGTTTGTGTAGTTGCTAAAGTAAATGCTGTTAAAACTCCATTACCAGTAAATGTTTCACTTGTCATAGTAGAACTTGAAGATGCTTGTAATAAAGTCCAAGCAGATCCATTATAATATTCTAATTTAGTTTCAGTTGAGTTATAACGAAAATCACCAGCAGTTGGACTACCAGGACGTTGGGCTGTTGTGCCTATTGGAGGACGCATTGAGTTAGTTGCTGATATAACTAACGTACCTGTTCCATTTGGATCAACAATTAAGTTCTCATTTGAACCACTTGTTGACACAGTGTTAGTAACAAATGTAAAATTGCCTAAATCACCACCAACACCAAACTCGCCAGTGTATCTTGCACCGCTTATATAACAACTTTTACCAGTAAAACTAATACCATTAGGTAAGTTTGTACCAACAAAATGTAATACACCACTTTGGTAATCAAAAAACCATTCATCGTTGTTGCCGGAACCAGTAGCAAACACTTGGTCACCACCTGATGCGGCTGAGCCCGGATTACCAGTAGTATGAATATAAACTTTAACTTGGTAGGTTGAACCAAACTCAGGACTAATCCAATCTGTTAGTCCAGTTTTCCAAGTTCTATTTGCGGCTGAAGTACCGTCAACAGTACATTCATCTGGAGCAGTTGTTAGATATACTGTTACCGGAGATGCATTACTACCAGGCATAACTGCTGGAATACTTCCAGCATCTTTCATTACTTTGTCACCACGTAATGGCAACGGACTTGCTATGGCTTCATTGGGTGCTTTTTTAGCAGTATTTGTATCTGTTTTAGTAGCAGAGTAACCAATCTTTTTCCAAAGGTAATCAACTTTCTGGCTATCGGAAATGGGCATTAGCTCGCTTCTCCTACGCTAATAGCCGTTACACTTTGGCCTGTTGTTAATTTTATTCTTACTAACACAACATTTGCTGTAGCATTAGACATATTTTCTGAGCCTAATGTCATTGTGTAACCACCACTTAATGCTGTGCTTGCGGCAATTCTATCACCTGAAGTAAATGCACAACCATCTGAACCATTACCACCGTTACCTGTATCACTTCCAGGAACACCACTACCACCATATGTTGTACTTGCATCAATCCAGCCATTTAATCCACTGGCATCATCAATATCAGTACCTGGAGCGGCTATCCAAAGTCCAGCAATACCTGCTGAAGTAATATTAAGATCAAAGTTACTAACAACTTGTCTACGAAAAGCAAAAGTATAATATTGTGCTCCTGTATCACCACTACGATCTGGGCCAACTGGCAAGTAACCTGAACTATAATTTGTTACATCATATTTCATTACGCCAAGTCTAATAGTTGCTTCTTTAGTTCCACTCACACCTGGGTCAGCACTCTCACTATATAAACTGCTAGTATAATAATTTGTTGCACTAACAACTGCAGGATTATCTGTAGTGGCCGCACTAAAATTAAATACTCGTTTTCCGTCATCTGTATGTGTGCCATTGCCCAACGCATCTGCTACAACAATAGTCTGCTCAACAATACCACTTTGTGATGATCTATGTACTTGAATATTTGTAGTGCCAATATTTGAATATGATGTTGTGCCGTTAGTATTACTACAACGCACTTTTGCTCGGTCAACAGTTCGCACACTACTTGTCGTAATTGGTATGGATAATGTGCCTAAAGTATATGCTGACGCAACACCAGTATCAGCAACGGGAATACCACTGCTTAACATTGTCGAGGCACCATCAATGTTCGCATATGTGTAATTTTGATTACTAAATGCGTTACTTGACGTACTTTCTTGATTTGTTCCACTATCAACTTCAACTACTGAAGAAGTATCTTTATATGCTTGGCCAGTTAAATTACTAATTTGGACACCTGCCAAGTTAAGTGTTGGACTGCCTGTGTTATAATATGGAACACCCGAAATATATCGTTTTGTACCAGCAGTTCCTTCTGACAATGTGCCTACGTTGGCAACTGTTGGACTTGCTGTAATATCGTCATAAACAACTGATACATAATTTGTGTTACCCGTAGCACTATGTTCTAATCTTTCATCATTAACACCTACTGTATAACTACCCAATGCTTGTGTAATTTTAGCATCAAATGTTTGATAAAAACCTGTTGGGTATGTTGATGAACTAATAGTATCGTTGGCGTCTCGTTGGTCAGATACTACAAGTGAAGTAAACGTTCCATTTTCATTTAATGTTGAACTAAATGTTTTATTACCTCTATCTACACCATTAACTTTGGCTGTGAGTGTGCCTGCTCCGCCATTATAAGCATTAGTAACATTATTTGTATCAATTGTACCACTTGTATAACGTCTTGCTGTAGTTGTTGTTAAACTTGCACCAGCACTTAAAGGATTACTTGTACTATTATCAGCAAAACCAGAACACAATTTTGGACTTGAGCCTTGATATGAATCTGACAATGTAAGTGACTCTGCACTCAAGTTACCTGGAGCGGCTGGAGTTGCGTTTATAGTAAATGTTTGGTCAGCATCTGTATCAGTTTGTGCTGTTAAATCTGGAGTGCCTGATGCTAACACACTTACAATATAGTTGCCGGCAGATTCGCCAGCATAGCTGTGATCTAATGTAGCACCAATACTACCCGCGGCTGAACCATCTTCTGTAACATTATTAGTGTCACCATCATTCCAAGTATATACATAACTGTCAGCATTTTGTGATGTATTAGTTGCTCTTACTAGTGCTCTATTATTTCCATTATAGTCAGTCAAATCGTACAAATCATATTGATTATCACCTGAGCGGTCACTTATTGTTACCGCAGTTGCCGCAATGTTGCAACGCACATCGGGCTCTACGTGTACAGTAAAGTTAGCACTTATAAACGGACTACTTGAATGACTACTTGTTACTCGTAAGTTACCAGTATAATCTACATCATTACCAGCCGCTTGGTTAGCTCCACTTAATGCAAATGTGTGTGCTAAAGTATTACCTGTATCACCTGAACCTCCAACACCTACGTTTACTGTGGTATTTGCTGTGCCATCACCCCAAGTATAAACATATTGTTGTCCGTAAGTAGCAAAATTACCAATAGTTGCTTCTGTGTTATTAGTAAATGTTATTGGCAATCCACTTGTGCCTTCTTGGTTTATACCTGTTGTAGCACTTAATCCTACTGTTGGCGTATGTGTATCATAAATCTTATGAGCAGTACTACTATCAGTAGGTATTTGTGATGGGTCCGCAGTATTATGTGCATCTAATGTTAGTTCAACCGTTCTAGTTCGTTCTTGTTCCGTGCTTGCTGTAAATGTATGAGCAAGTCTAGCACCAACACTACCACCTGCGGCACTATCACTTGAAATAACATTGTCACTTTCACTATCGCCCCAATCCCAAGTATATTGTATGGTTGCTCCACCAATATTTGTTGTGTTATTATCAAAATAAACAGTTGCACCGTCATCCCAATATGTAATTGGACTGCCACCTGTGGAAGCGGCATATGCGGCAAAACTTACAACTGGGTTGGCTGTATAAATTATAATGTAGCTTGTTCTTGTAGAACTTGCTTCACTACCAGATCCTGCTCCACCATTATTATAAGCACGAACTGTTACAGTAAATGGTGAGCCTACGTTTGTAGCATAGGTATGTGTTGGCGTAGAATCTGATGTGTTATTTGTACTATTGCCATCACCCCAAGTAATATCATATCTATTAGGATTACCAACAGTAGTAATAGTTAAAGTTACTACTAAACCAGCACCACCAGAAGTAACGTTTGCAACAAATGACGTTGATTTAACAAATGTATCATTACGAATATTTTCTGTAACTTCGTTTAAATCATCAATAGCATCTGTAACTTTTGTAGTTGTAAGCCAATTTAAATAAGCACCATCAACTGTTAAACTACTGTCAGTTGGAGTACCTAAATCAAGATCCATACCATCAGTTGTACCAACTACTGAATCTACATATGTTTTATTTGCGGCATCTGTTCCTGCTGTTGGAGTGGCCACACTAGTAATCTTTTTACTTGAAACATCAATAGTGCCTGTACCATTAGCATTTAATATCAAGTTACCATTAGTGTTTGTTGTTGTAATAGTATTTGTGTCTATTTCAACATTACCAATCTCAGCATCGCCTGCAACTTCCAAAGAAAATCCTGGAGATGCTGTACCAACACCGATACGTGAATTAGTAACATCTAAATATAATAAATTAGTCTCAAATGCTAGGTTGGAACCTTGACGCTCAAGGTTTGCTTGTAACATCGGGCCTGAAACGCGACCTATAGCCATACTATTCTCCGATTGTATAACACTTTATACTATTTAGTTTGGTAAAAGTATTAAACGGTATCAAATCCACTCAATGCTACTATTTTATGAGTGTTCGGAGGAGCGGAAGTAAATGTGACAGTAGTTCCTGATATAGTATATGCTACATCTGCTTCTTGAAAAACGTTATTAATAAAAATTAAAACATTATTCTCATCAGCAACACTAGCACTTAACATATTAAATGCCGTTAATACATTATTGCCAGTTGCTGTGTCTTTAGTAATAGTTGAGGTACCTGTTGATCTTATTGTTCCCCAAGAACCATTAATATATGCTTCTATAGCATTTAAAGTAGAATTATATCTTATTGCACCATTAATTAAAATAGGAGCTACCGGCCGTTGAGCAGTTGTGCCTGTAGGCACAGCCATGCCTTTAGTGTCGGCTAATCTAAAAATAGAATGTGGAAAGTATTCTGGTCTAGTGCTATCAAAAGGCATATTATAAGCTCATGTAATTAACAAATACGTTTACTGGAACTGTAGCAGGAGAACCTGACCAGGTTCCAGATGAATTAGATGTGGCGTCTAAATCAATATAAAACTTATCACCATTAGCAAGTAGCCATTTATTTGCTACCATACCTGAAACAGTATTTACATGTATACTAGATCCAGGTAAAATTGGCACTGTAAGAGCACCACCACCACCTGAATTAAATAATACATTATTAACTGTCACACCATCACCACTAGGTACTAAGTTTAGTTTCCAATGAAAATGTGAATCTGCATGAGGATCTGTATTAAATATTATTATATCTGTAACCGCAACACTACCTGATGCCGTAAAAACTGCTGTTGAAGCTACGTTTACTATGTTTGTTATTGTGACTGCCATATTTTATCCACCAAATACTAAAGAAAAAGCAATTGCTTTACTTTTACTTATCATTTCTCCACTCGTTGTGTTATTAACAAAATACAATCCTGTACCACCACCACTTGGTGCTTTAGAATAAATTTTATTCTTAGTTGCTGTAGCACTTGGATCACTACCTTGGTCTGCAAAATTACACTGGATGCTTACATCAGCTGCTTTACCCAAAGTAATCACTCCAGTTCCATTAGGACTAAGTGTAATGTTACCATTTGTGTCTGTTGAACTAATAGTATTGCCGTCTGCTCTTAAATTATCTATATTTAATTGTCCAGTAATTCCTACTGCTCCTGTTCCACTATTAAATGTAAATGCAGAATTACCAGCAAATGCACTTGAACTATTATATTGAACTTGTGTATTAGCACCACCAGCTGAGCCAGAAACTGTAGTATCAACATATGCTTTAATACTTTGTTGTGTTGATAATGCTACAGCACTATCACTTGCCATATTATCTTCATCTAATATAGATGTGATAGTAATTGCGCCTATTGTTAAGCCACCAGATGAGGTAACATTAAGTACGTCTAACGCCGCTAATCCTGATCCTACTTTTAAATTAAATTTATCAGTCGTTTCATTCCAAATAATTGATGCGTTATCAACTGAACCACGTTCAATTTCTACACCAGCAGTACCTGCAGTAACACCTGCACCAGATTCATCTTTATTCAAAACAATAACATTATCTGTTATTGCTGTGTTGGTAGTTGTAATAGTAGTGGTTGTGCCGGTAACTGCTAAATTACCAGTAACTGTAATATCAGATGCTGTTAATTTAATATCATTTGTACCAGCATCAATTGTATAATCACCACTTGTCGTAAGGTTTCTAGCCATATTTCGTTATTTCCAATGTTATATTATTTATACAATTTTTAAATAGAAAAGGGGCCACGTGGCCCCTCTTCAAAATCACTAACTTTATAAAGTTTATGATACTTGTGCGTCAACTACGATTGAACCAGAAGTTACAGCGGCAGCTGTTGCAACACCACCCGAAGTGTATGCTGTATAAGCAGAACCGTTAATACCTGATAATGCAAACGTATTAGTAGCTGTGGATGCTACAGTAAATGCTGTTTCAACATTAAGTTCTACCATACCTACTACACCACGGATAGAAACTTTTGTACCATTTGCAAGTCCATGACCATTACTTGTAATTACTACAGGGTTGGCGGCTGTTGCGCCTGTGATAACTTTTTCAACTGCTGATGAAGTACCAGTAGCAGAACGTGACCACTTTGCGTTAGATGTGCCTTCAACTTGGAAGGTTCTGTTGCGTAATTTTGTGATCTGCTTTGATACACCAAGTGAGTCTGTAACGTTAATACACATTTCACTAGCTGCTAATGAGCCTGGGCTCTTATTTACTAGGGTAACTACTTCAGTTTTGGAACCATCAGTTACTTTAAACTTCTTAGTTCCTTTTTGCTGAATAATATGTGCTTCTGTTGCGGCAGCTACTTCTGCGCCGGCTGCGAATCGTACTGCGGTGACTTGAATTTTACCTACACCGTCACCAATGTGCTTTTTGTTAATTGGTCTTCCCATTTTGTTTCTCCTTAAGGTTATCCATTCTATGGATTACGGGGATGGTGTTCCCCATAAACGTAGTGTATTACTACGCATTTGTATTTATCCAAGAAAAAACCACCCAAAGTGGGTGGTTTGTTCCTGAAACTTATAACTTTAATTATGTTCCAATACTTAAATCTTTTACTGTTACTACTGCGCCTGCAAGTGAAACACCATCTACTGTGCCTAATGCTCTAATTTGTGCTTGTAATGTTGTGCCACCTGTTGGGGTAAACAAAGGACCCTCAATTGCGAAAGTTTGCTCTGTATTTGAGTTATGCAATGGACCGGCTGCAACAATTGTATGCATTGTGTTAATTATACGCAATGTAGCTGCTTGTGCGCCAGCGGCGCCTGCTGAACCGTTTACTGCCACAATATAATCAATTGTAAAAAATGTTAGATCTGGACCAACCATTTCAACACCTGTTGTTGTTGCGGCTGGATTTGTTCTTGTTACTGTTGCCATATTAAATCTCCTTTAATGACTTTCCTATATTTATATATTACAAGAAGAAAAAACCACCCAATAGGGTGGTTTCTTCGTCAAATAAGTTATAAACTTATGTGAATGAGAGGTTAGACATAGTAATACTCTCGAGGTAGTCAGCTGCATTACCTAGTGATGATGCAGTATTTGTTAGTGCGACATAACCATAACGTGTCATGAAGCCTACGACTGGTTCGAAAGTTGCTGGGTCTAGTACTGTGCCGGAGCTCATTAGTGGGATATATGGGCAATAGAATGCGGCGGCGTCTGCCTCGCTTGAACCCTTATAACCAACTAGTGTTGCACCGTCAGAGTATGTATCTACATATACTTTCAATGCGCCATTCAATGTACCAACCATCTTTTGATTTGTTGGTGCTTCAAATGAACCTTCTGTTGTACGTGCAAATGCACTTGTTGATGCGCTTTGTAGCACTGTTAGTGCAGCTGGTGAAACAACTGCCCAGTTACCTGCGCCTCGACGTGTGCGTTGTGCAATACGGTTAGCGGCGCGATTCATAACAACTGCTAGAGCTGCGTGTTCGTCACCAACGTATGTTGCTGTACCTGATACTGCTGCCTGATCAAAAGTAAAACCAGTTGAAGCAATACCACGAAGTGAACCAAGAATCTCTTGGTCAATTTCAGCAGTAATTTCTTGTGCTAATGCACTCATAATTTCTGCTTCCATATCGATACCGTGCATTGCATTTGCGTCCTGTGCAGACTCAAAAGTCCAGCGAGCGGATAGCTTTCTGGTTTTTGCTTCTACAGGTTGCTTTAAGATTTGAATGCTTAGACGGTTACCTGCGGCGCCTTCTAGTGCTGAAGTAGCTGCACCCAATCCGGCGGTTGTATCGCCTGAATAGGCTTGACCAATCTGGAATGGGGATAATGCTTCATCACCAGCTGTTACGTCATTTGCTGTACCTGTTGCGTTATTTGTATCAGCATAACGTACTCTTAATGTGTGAATTTGTCCTACTGGACCTGCCATTGGTTGTACACCAACGATATCGTTAGCGATTACTGATGGCATTACACGGCGGATTACTGGTAAAATTACACGGTTTAGTGTAGCAATGTTACCTGAAGCAGTCGCGCCTGCTGTTGCAGCTTCTGAGAGATACTGCTTTGTATTCTCTAGAGTTACTGCCATTGTGCTACGTTGCGTACCTTCAAGGCCTTCACATAAGGCTTCTTTGGTTTCTTCCCAACGTTCTGTTAATAGTTCTGACATTTGTGTCTCCTAAACTCTTTAATTAATTAACTGCTAATCCCGCCAACTTCTTGATATCAATAATGTTAGAAGTGGTGATATCGTTCTCTGGTTGAGTTTCTTGTTTGATTTCACGATCACCGGTAACTTCTTTCTTTACTGACTCAGTTAGTTTGCGTTTTATACCACTACCATCGCCATTAATAACTGCGGGCAGGTACTTGTCGAAAGATGCTTTAAGTTTATCAGTTTGAACTGATTCAAGTAAACTTTCCATAATTTCTTTCTTATCCTTAGCCAATGGGTTAAGCATTTCTGAAAGAACTTCTTTTCTGCTTGCTTGATCATTAATAATTCTGATCTCACTCTCTCTTGCTTCTACAAGTGCATCTTTTTCTGTTACTTCTTTACTTGCTTCCGCAAGTTCGTTTTCCTTATCGGAAAGTTGCTTCATTAGCTTTGCTACTTCAGTCTTCTCATTCATATATGAATTTGAATATTCGGCGGCAAATGCTTCAAATAGCTGACGTCCAAAGTTGTTCTCACGAGCACTTTGGATATCTTCTTTTAATTGTGACATCTCACCCTTAATAGTTTTGGTGACAGTCTCTTCCACCATCTTAGCACCACGCTCAATAAATGTCTTCTTAAGTTCTGCTAGTCTTGCTTTCGCTTCAGATACTAACTTAACTTTTGTATCAATTACGTCTTGTTTGTCTTCATTGAATTCGACAATTTCTTCACTTAATGCTTTGATTACGAAATCCTCTAACTTACCAAATGCTTCAGTCTGCGAACCTCTGTCTGTGCGAAACTCTTGCATTTCATTTGTTAGATTTTTTGTTACGAATGTGTTAAGCATATCGGCATGCTCTGCAATTGCTGTCTTGTATGCAACTCGCTCAACAACTACTGCTTGCTTATCCTCAACAAATTCTTGGATTTCTTGTTTTAGAGAATCTGTAACCATTGTATCTAGGGCTTCGACAATTGCTTCCTTATCATGCTCATAACGCTGTGCAAACTCTTCACGGAGTTCCGCTTTGTTTTGCTCAGCAGCTTCTGTCAACTTGGTGTCCCAAGCCTCCTGAAGTTCATCTCTTGCTTCTTCTGAGATTAGGTTATTGTCGATAAGTGGTTTGAATACTTCTATCATAATGCTCTCCTAAATTTTTAGGTCCTTTATGAGACGCAAAATCCCTTCTTTGAGATATTTTTGCGCCTGTTGATTCTCACGTACTTCAGCTGCTACTCCTAACAATTGATGGCCGCCTCTCATATTGAGAAGGCCTTCATAAATTGCTGTTGGATATGCATCTGGAGCACTTGGTTGTGCCACGACGTCAATCGTGACTATTTCAAATTCTGAAACATCTCCGGATGATTCCTTTACATTTCCGGAACCCCTGGAGGATACTCCTAATTTAACACCTGACTCTAGCATTGTTTTGACTAAATTACCCATTGGTGTTGGAAGAACTTTAAGTTTTCCATAGCCATTGGGTCCGTCCATCCACATTTCTGTAACCATGTGGGAAACACGATCTAAATTAACTTTAAGATCGTCTGGATGGTCAACCTCACCTAATACGGACATGCCTTGATTGATTTGTTCATTTAATGTTGATACGGCGTCTTGTATTTCATTGACTGGATATACTCTTGAGTTTGCATTCTTTACACCACCTTGAATACAAATACCCTTCATATATAAATCCTTGCCGTCTGCATCAGTCTCGGTTACCATACGTGCTTGGTCAAATGTCAAGTGTTCTTTTAGATAAGTCATCTTAAATTATGCCTTGTTTTTTACTTCAGCTTTTGGTGACATTTTACCCTTTTGTACTGCTGGGTCTGATGCGCCTGACTCAGAACTACTAGATCCAAGGTTTGATGCGTTTGCACCACCTGCGTCCATTGGGTTCTTACTTGCTACTGGACCTGAACCACTATCACTCTTATCACCTACTGGTGCTGGTGCTGGTGTTAGGTCTTCTGTAACTTCTTCTTTGTCATCGTCATCGTCTTTGGCTTCTTCTACTGGCTCTTCATCAGTTTCAACTGATTCAAATTCTAGGTCTTCTTCAGGTGCAAGTTCTTCCTCACCTTCGACACCTTCTTCACCACTAACTTCTGCCATCAACTTGTCAAATTCTGCTTGTAAATCATCAAATGCAGATTCTAGATCACTAATCCTTTCATCTGTTTCTTCATCGGACATTTCTTCTTCGCCTTCTGCATCGGCATCGGCATCCATGTCCATAACGTCTTCAAGGTCTTCACCAGCATCTTCTAGTGACATACCTTCTTCGTCGCTCTCAATATCATTAACAAAATCATCAACTTCATTATCGGAAATTTCTTCTTCTACTTCTTCAATTTCCTCTTCAATAGCTTCAAGATCTTGCTCATCAATCAAGCCTTCATAAATCTCACGAGACTTATCCACAACAATTTCATGGAAAAGCTCTTTGGCTTTATCTTGCTCTTCGTTGATGATATAATCGAGCAACTGCTCAAATTTATTACTCATAGCGAAATCACTCCTTTTTATTTCATAAAGGTACAAATTACAAATATATAATTATATTTAATTATAATTTGCTAATATACTTGATTATAGGGGTAAAATGAGTGAAAAGGGGTAATTTTACATAGGTGCCGCTGGTGCTGGGGCATATTGGATTGCATATTGTTTTTCGTCTTCTAATTGTTCAGATGTTCGTAATTCTTGCATTCGACGAATTTTATTAATTTGTTTTAATGTTAAACGAGTTTTTCGTGTATCATCTTTTTTCATTACAGTTTGATCATCAGAAGGATCATAACGTGAATGCTTATCATCCGTGTCAGGTTCTTTCATGTCAATATCTGTAAAAATCTCTAGTAAAAGCATATTAGTATTTATTAAACTGGTGTTGGTTCTGTAGGTGCTACTTCAGGTGCGCCGGGCGTCATTCCTGCCTCACCTTCCATTCCATCCATACCTTCTTCCATTGGAAGTTCAGGCATTTCTGCCATTCCCATATCACTTTCTAATCCACCTGGAGTAATACCAATTGATCTCATATCAGAACCTTCAATATTAGCACTAGGTGAATTTCCTGTTTCTTCTTGCCACATTGTAGTATTCTGTAACAATTCTTCTTCAGTTAATCCTAAATAACGCACCATCATAAAACGTTTGCTCAAGTATGGCAATTGCTCTAATTGTGCAAATGCTGAAATTTTTGTATTATCCAACTCTGCTTGTCTATATGATGCAAAGTTTTGTGGCTCATTAAATTTAATTTCAAAAATGCTATTGTCAATATTAATACCACGTGATTTTATGAATAATTTAAACTCATCATCAACAACAGAAGCAATAATAGTTTGCAATCTCTTACAATACTCATTAAATCTATACTCTTGTATTAATGCTGTACCAACTCTACCATCAGTATAACCTGCTACACCTTCATCTGGACCTGATGGTAAATAACTACTTGGAATACGTAATGCTCGATACATTTTATTAGTAAAGAATTTTAAATCATCAATTTGGCCTAAGTTCTCACCACCTGGTAATGTTTCAACTTTACTACCACGCCCCTCGCCTGTTTGTGGGAAAAAGTAATCTTCCATTATCGACAATGGATTATAAGTTGAATCCATCATTTTAGTACCACCGCCAGTTGTAGTAGGAATTCTACGTTGATGTATTTCGTTTTTAACACGCTCTACAAAACCCATAGCCATATGAGACGGCATGTTACCTACATCAATATAAAATACTCTGCGCTCTGGTGCTCGTTGTACCCTGTATATAATAATAGCATCTTCAAGCAATTCTTTTTGCTTATAAGTTTTAAAAATATTTTCTAAAATACTATTACCAAATGGCCAACTGCCATCCATTTCTTCTGTCATACTAATATGAACAATATGCTTTGCATCTACAGCAACAGACTTTTTACCATAACTATATTTTGCCGAATCTGCCATTGTTTGACTTGTTGGACTTCCTTGCCTGTTAGTTAAGTTAGGAATGGTACTACCTGTGGTATCTTTTTCAGTAACTGCTAAAGTTTCAAAATTTACAGCAATATCTCTAATTGTATATTGTTCAATTTCTCGGCCAGCACTTTCATCAACAACAATCTTTTCTACTTTAGCACTATCTACAAAGTGCCATTTTTTCGTTTCTGGATCTCTAATGAAAAGTTGATCGCCATATTTTAATACATTACGAAATAATTTAAATATTTTGCGCTCAAACCCTTGTAAGTTATACCAATGTCGTAATTGTGATTGTAAAAGATCTACTTCAGTATCTGTAGCATCTTCATGGTAATGAACTTTGAAAGCAATGCCAGATTCCGTATTGGTTTGTGTACAAAATTCAGCAAGAATATCTAGTGCTGAATTAACCTCACTATCTTGATCCATACCATCATATTGAACATAACGTTCAATACGATTAGGATGTCCTGAATATACTTCAGGTAATATTGAGCTGTAGTTTTTAAAACCTACATCTGGTGTGCCATTACGCAATGGAACGACATTGCTAGGCTGTGTAAAATATTTCTTCCAAGTCATTATAATTACTCTCTACTACTATTTACCCTATTTTATATTATTATTATTTTAATTTGGTTTAACGGACGCCTTCTTGTTTTGCATATTCGTTGCCGGCGATGTCGTTATTGGATGGTCGCGGTGTAGGAGAACCTTTGCCTGCCATCTCAATAGCTTCAATAATCCTGTCAGCGGATATTTTTTGAGACTGAGCAATTAACGTTGCTAAATCTTGATTACTAGTGCCTACCCATAATTTCCTATTCACTAATTCTTCCGCCGCTCTATTGTCTTCGATTGTCTTTCCTAACACTTTAGCAATATCGACAATTTGCTCGCCAGGTGCGGTCGAAAGCATTGCGTCAACATCTGCGTCACTAGCACCAGTTATTTGTTGATATTGTGCTTTCTGAAATATTTTCACAAGTTCATCAAATTTTTGTGAAGTAATAGTCTGTGAGTCCGTCATCGTATAACCTAAGTTCTCAATAGCTGCAACTTCTCGTTCAATAAACTGTTGTTGGATTTTCTGAAGTTGGTCAGCATTCATTAATTCATCAGCTGATAATGCATTAAGTGTATTCATTAGTTGCTGGCCAACTGCATTCTGCATCTCCGCGAGGCGATCCACGGGCATATTTGTTTGTTCTGTAGCGGGGGCAATAGCGTCTCTGGTTGCCTGACCCAGTCTACCCTTGTCAGACGCGGGATTCCCCTGGGAAAGACGGATGGCGTTTTGAGCCGTGAGTGCGTCAATAGCGTCTAACGTTGCCTGATTGGCATTATCCAACTGGGGAGCTTCCGCATTAGTAGGGCCCTGGGCTCTTCTGGCCCGGGTTGGGGGAGCATCGCCTTCTACATTCCGTACATCACGATTATATGCGCTTCTAGGCATGTCCCAACTCTGGCCGAAAAATTCACCAACCTCTTCACCCAGGGCCATTGCACCATTCCATGCGCCCATCGCCGCCTTAAGTGCAGGTGGTACATAATCCCTAGAAAGTTCCGCAGACTTTACTTGTACGAAGTTAACAATTTCCTGCAATGATGTTGTCACTTCAGTAACTGTATTAGTTAAATCTGAACCAACTTGTACTATCTCACTATCTAGATCTGTTGGATCTTCCCTTTTAGTGCCAGATACACTATCTAACATTGCTCGCATCGCTATGTTTAAATCAACAACAGTTCCTGTCAATTTTTCTTGTTGGTCAATTAATCCTTGATTTCTTATTACAGTTTTGTTCATTACACCAAATAATGAACTAAACTCGCCTGCTACTAATCCGCCTGCTTTAGCCAATGGTAATAACATATCACGTGATTGTTTAGCACCTTCACCCAACGCATTAGTATAACTGTCGGCTATTCCGCCTATTTGATCAGCGCCGGATGCGCCGGCCATTTCTCCAGCCATTTCTTCAACAACTTTACCCATTGGTGTTGCCAATAACATCCGTGCTTCTTTACCTGCAGGAACAACGCCTGCTAGTCTTGCTTTAAATGCTTCAACAGCTGCTGGCCCGCCAACCTCTTGAATTCTCTGCATTGCACTTTGCATAGCAGCCATTTCTTCTGCGGATTTTCCATTCATAGCCGCTTGAAATTGAGTATCATTGGCCATTTGTTTTTGCTCTTGTGCTAGTTGTTCTCTACTTTTACCAGTTAATTTGGATAACTGATCTAAATTCATAATATAATCAGCAGTACTTTCAGCCTGGGATTTTTCATCTAGATTCCTAAATTTAGCTGCCAGCATTTGGCTTCCAAGCATATCAGTAATAAGACTAGCACTTTCATCAGAAGTAATACCCAATGTCTCTAACGATTCCCTAAAAGATCTACTGGATTTATCATAACCAAGGTCTACAGATTGTAATGTTGACTGAAGTTGTAGAAATGCTTCAGCACCACCACTTGCTGTTCCACCTAACACAGCAAATGCTTCACTATTACTACTCAAATGGCTACTTAGTTGGTGTAATGATAAATTTGCTTTGCCTTGTGCTATACCAACTTCTTCCATCGCACCTTGTAATGATATACCAGTTCGAGTTAAGCCACGCCAATTTTGTAATAAATCATTATTATAATTGGCGGCCGCGCCCAAGGCTGTACCTAAAACACCAGCGACTTTACCAACTACAGCTAAAGGTTTGGCCATTCCTGCGAATTTCTTACCCAGTAGTCCCGAAGCTTTAGTGACGCCACCCATCATACCTGTTGCTAGTCCGCCAGCATCAGCAAAATTTGCAGTTCCTCCAGATACGGCAGATGCTATCTTTCCTATAATATTTTGAGATGCGTCGGCAAGAATACCGGCAGAAGTCGTAATACTTCCAGCACTTGCATTCATTGAACTTGTCATTTTATTAGTGGAACCAGTAACGCCAGAACTAGCACTACCAAGAGAAGATACAAATCCACCAAGGCCACCAGATGCATCGCTTGCAGCTCGTGCTACGTCACCTAATCTACTAGCTGCATTGCCTGCTTCCGCACCGACACTCGCAAATAAAGAGTTTATTCGATTTATCGCCGCTTGTTCTACTGGATCTAATGCCATAATAATATACGTAGTTAATTACATTGGGTAAATATTGTAATATGTTATTATTTATACATCAAATTTTGAGGGTTTCGAATGAGTACAGATAGTGTCCTAATACAATATTATAGGCAACCAGAGATATACATCACATTACCAAGTGGAGGGCAATTTTATCCAGAAGGCACGCTGGAGATGCCAGCAACGGGAGAAGTACCAGTATATCCAATGACAGCAAAGGATGATATTATCATCAAAACACCAGACGCGTTAATATCTGGAGAGGCAGTAGCGCAAGTTATTCAAAGTTGTATTCCAAGTATCAAAGATGCATGGTCAATGCCAGCATCTGATGTTGATTACATTTTAATAGCAATACGTATAGCATCATATGGTAACCAAATGGAAATAGAACAAACATGTGGTGAATGCAATCATGAACATGTTGTAGGATTAAATTTGGATGGATACATTGACAAATTAAGCAATATTACATTCAATAATGAACTTACTATTATCACGTATGGAGAAATAAAAGTTCATATTAAACCATTATCTTATTTAGAATTATCATTATTGCAACGAAGAGCTTTTGAAGAACAACAAGCAATACAACTAGCATCTAATTCTGAGGGTATGGATCCAGACGAAGTAAAAGAAATATATAATAAAATACTTAAAAATATGACTGATATTAATATTAGTACTATAACTTCTGGAATCCATGGTATAGAATTACCAGACGGACAACTTGTTGTAAACAAAGAAGAAATAATAGATTTTGTTAATAACACTAGTATAAAATTGTTTAATAAAATTACTGCTACATTGGAAACAATACGAGAAAAAACAGCACTTGCTCCTGTAGTTATAACATGTCCTGAATGTGAACACGAATCAAATATGCCATTACTATTTGATTATTCAAGTTTTTTCGTATAAGGCTTCTATCCATGGGGTATGAAGACGTAATTGCATTAATTGACAATTACGAGAAAGAAGTAGGGGCCATAAAACAAGAACTTCTAAAAATAACATGGTATATGCGAGGCGGTATAACCATTACGGAAGCCTACGGCACTTCTTTCAAAGATAGAAAAATAATTAATGAAATTATTACTGAAAATTTAAAAACAACAAAAGACACTGGTATGCCTTTTTTCTAAAACATACTTACTTTACTATTGTGCCGGACGACTAAATATTAATACTACACCCGTAGTAAAACCCCGCTGTAAAATCCCCACAATAATTCTGATCATAGGAGGTAAAAAATGACAAATGACATTATTGAACAAAATAAAATCATCGACGCTTTATACGATTGGATCAACAACTTTGTAGCCAAGAAGCACAAAGAGTTTGGCAATTTGCCAGCATGTCCATATGCTCAAGCAGCTTTAAGAGACAATACAATGAGAGTTGAAATTGTTTATGACGACTTGTTTAACAAGTTAAAGGAGTTTGGTGATACTTGGACAGACGAAGGTGTTGAAATTCTAGCAGTAATTACACCTACAGAAAGATACTCCGCAGAGGAGTATACAAAGATTTCAGATGAAATCAACGATTACTTAATGCCTATGAATTTAGTAGCATTAGATGATCACCCACACAACGTTGAAACGCACGAAGGCTTAGAACTAAACTTCGGCAAAGCGGCTTTGTTTCTAGTGGCAAGGCTGGATGTTTTAAATTCCGCATCACTAGCACTCGCAAAAAATACAAACTATTACAAAAGTTGGACAAAAGAACATTTAAGTTGGGTCACACTATGGCGCTTTGAATCCACTCCAGAAGAATTTAAAAAGTATATTGATTAAATCTCAGTATACGCTTTAAAACTCCGTATTTTACTATCCCGTTGACAAAGTAGTGTATACTTTTCCACGTCGGTGCTCCATTCCATTCCGTTAAACCATTGAAAACCGTCGAATTTGGATTTGTATATGCTACTTTGCTCATATCCAGGACCAGTATACAAATACTTTAAACCTAATTCTTTTGCCCAAGCAATCTCATGTTCCAATGTCAGAGTTCCTAAATGTAATTCAGGTTCATGATAATTCCATATAAAAAAGTTTGTTTCTAATATGTCATGATCAGCAAATGGAAATGGTGGATGATAATGAAGCATTTTAGTTATTGCCACTATATTACCTTTATGATAATATAAAATATATCGGTACCGATCATGATCTTCATTAACAGTCCAAATGTTTTTGAAATTATTATGATGTATATACTTTGTTAAAATGTTTTGAAACATACTAGGCATTTCTTTTATATTTGAATGCCATGCTAACCCCAACTGCCAATCTAACTTATCATAATTTGTTTCTGATAATTTAATTCGCGTATTACGCGACATGAACCATTCTTCTTTACCTTTAACAATATCTAAAGCAAATCCCTTTTCAAGTGCTAGATATTCTTCCCGTGGATCTACGTTGCGTAAACTTACATAATTTATTATTACATTTCGAGTTTCTTGTTTTCCGAAGTGTGTTTCGTATGTATATTGCATAGTTGAACTACGTTCAACTGGTTCTTCATTACATTCGAACCTTGAACGTTTAGTAATATTTATTTGTTATCTTTTTCCCGAAGTTTTATTCACACTTCTCCTGGTGAGGAGAAGCATGAGTACTTTTTCCATCGTTTAACTCATTATATACTATTGAGGATTGCGTTAGCACGGAGGCGGTTACCCTGTACCCCCTACCTCAGACTTCTGACTTTCGTCATAGCGGGACTACTTTAATGCTATAGTATCAACATTAAAATAGTTGTGGTTTCTTTTTCTTGTATCCACATCTTTTGGCGCCCTTAGCCTGGGTTGCAACTTCGCCAATTCTTGTACTCACGTGCCTATGCTACGTGCTCGAGGCGAGCAGCTCTTAACTGCGTTTAGGTTGCTATGTTAGTTTCTTTTACTTGCCTATGGGAGCCAAAAGTGGGTTGTGTTATTGATTTCATATTATATTTAATTTGCCTTTTTTTTATCGCTGATTGTAATCTTACTGTTTTGGAATTTAGTTTCCAGAATTGGTCGTATTCACTAAAATTCCATCCTTTGTAATTAATGTGCCTTTTAAATCTATGATGTAAATGTTTGTCTTCTATTGCTACGTATTTGCCTTTTCGATTAAACTTCATTATTAACATATTGAAGTCATGTTCATCTGCTGAATCTAATACTTGATTAATCCATTCATCTAATAATTTTGCATCACCTGTAAGCAAGTGATGGAAGGGGAAATCTTTATATGCTTTACATTCTACATTTAAATAGGGCATACTAGGCCCTGGAATAATATCTCCTTTAAAGGTTCTTATTACTCCCTCATGTAGGTATTGTTTACGTACTTTGTTTGATCCGCCGATGTAAGCTCCACTATGAGGAACTCGAATAAATGTTTCACCATATAATTCTGTTAGATGTTTTGCAACATCTCGTTCCCACGTGGCGCCTTTTATTTTTTGCTTACTAGGCATTACATAGAGTTTTTCTTATCTTGAATTTCTGCTCTACGTGCTTTAGATAGTTTGCCTATTTCACCTAGTGCTTTACGAGCACGGGCGGCGGCCGCCTTTACACCTTTATCTTCGAATTTTGCTGATTCTTTCAAATAACTGTCTACTTGATCTAAAATTTGCTCATGTATTGTCGACATCTCTATACTCCTTTGGTATTTGTATTTACATTATCTCCACGTCATCACTGTAATTTGTGAATCCGTTCTCTTTTGTAACTGTCAAAACGCTATGAACACGCCCCGCCAGTTCATCTTTATGGGATATTAAGAACACACTTTTCTGTCTATCTCTAGAAACTTTTTTAAGTATGCTTATCGCACCTTCTAATCCTAGTGTATCCATCCCACTATCTACTAATTCATCTATAATTAATAAATTTATATTACTATATAAATGTTCCCAAACATCTCTAAATGCCCAACTTAAACTTAATATAAGTCTGTTGCGTTCGCCCCTGCTTAAATTATCAAAGTCTAAGTCTCGTCCATATTCCATTATCTCAACACTTAAATCATTTTGGAACTCCACAGTATGTGGTAATCCTATTCTATCTAAATAATAACTTAAACGTTTATTCAAGAATGCCAAATTTTGGTCTATAATACGCTTGCGTATAAATGAATCTTTATTAACAAGCAAACGCAATAAAAACTCTTGGTGTTCTTGTAATCTTACTATCTTATTTAATTTATCATAATTTACTTCTTGTAATACTGAATCTTGTAAATCTTCAATTTGGCTATTAAATGGATCAGTTGACTTTATTTTATCTGCTAATTCCTTTTTTAAATACTCTAAACTTGAATCATGTTTATAAGCATCTGCTATAGTTTCATAAAAAGTTTCTATTCCAAGATCTGTATTGTCTATTTCGTCTATCTTTTTAGTTATAGATTTTAATTTTTTCTTTTCCTTTTTTATTGTGCTTTTATGTTCATTTATTTCAGTGTTAATATCTAAAAGCATTTCTTGATGTAATTCATCATGTAATGGTTGTCCACAAGCATGACATTTTTTCTCTTCCGCTGACGCTAAATTAGTATTATAATTTTTAAGTTCTCTCTCATACTTTTTTAATGAACTCTCTGATGTTTTACGCTCACGTTCATAACTACGTAATTTAGATTCTATTTTTTCAACATTTGCTTTTTTAGTATGTAATGCTAATTCATCCTCTATATTCACCGCTACTAATTTATCAATAGCATTGTTTAGTTTATCTATTTCTATATTTTTTGATTCTTCCCATACTTTTTGTTTTAATCTTAAACTGTTTATTGTTGTCTCTATACTTTCATTTGCTTTTATTATGCCTTTTATTGCGTATTCTTCTTCAGTTATTTTATCTTTGGTTACTTTAACTACTTCTCTTAAACTTTCTGCCTTCTCGCTCAACAAAGTTATACCCAATAGTTCTTCAATTACTTCGCGTTGATCTGCAACACGCATCGCTAAAAATGGTTCAGTGTATGTATTAAGTGCTACTATATGTTTGAATATAGTATGTCCCAACCCTATATCTCGTTCTATTTCTTCTTGTGTTTGCCTATTTTCACCTTGTGCTGAACTTTCTTCATCTTGCTTAAAATATTTTAATGTAGCGGGCCGTCTCCCACGCTCTATACGATAGTCTTGACCATCCTTCTCATACTCAACAGTAACTAACATGTTTTTACCATTAGTTTTGTTTATGAGGTTATCTTTTTTAATATTAGTTAATGCTGAACCATACAACACATAACTCAATGCATTAACAATAGTAGTTTTTCCAGTGCCATTACGAGCACCTGCATCATCACCACCCAAGTCCAAATTCTCACCCAATACTAATGTGAGATCTTGTCTGTTTAGATTTACTGCTTGGGTTTGATTACCCACGCTCATAAAATTCTTAACTGTTAAATTCTTTAGGACGAGCATTAAATGCTCCTATATATGTCTAGTAGCATTTGTGGATCGTAATGTTCACTCTCAATATTAGAAAGTTGGTCTATAACTATAGAGTCAATGCTGTCAAAATTTAACTCTATATCTTCATTTAATATATCTAAATCTAGTTTCTCTTTATCTGGTAATAAACTTAACTCACGCATTTTAAATTGTTCAGCAAATGTTTCCTTAACATAGTTTGCCTCTTCATAAGAAATGTCGATATCCATAACAACTCGAGCATAAGTTTTATCAGTTAGATAGCTACTAGGATCATCCAATAACTGCGATAATTTTAATGTTTTATATGATGGTGCATCAGGCCACGCAACAAACTCTGGCTCACCATCCCACTCCAACATCATCATCCCACGATCATCATCCCAAGCATCACTGTAGTTGTGTGGGAAACAATTGCCTACATATACAACATTCTTGCGTTGTTGTCTTTTATGAAAGTGGCCGCTAAAAACATAATCTGCTTTATGCATATCTTCAGCATGTAATTCATTAGTTTCGGGCATTTGTATCATTGCATTCATATAGAAATGTGGTAATTCAAAATGTCCAAAGATATATTTTGCTTTTACTTTTTTTAGTTTTTTGTAATCATCACCCACAAGCCAAGGCACAATAGCACAATTTCCCGCATTAAACGGTTCATTTACTATTGTAATACCTTTAAATCTACTAGCAAACTCTACACTATTGAGATCACGCCTATCTCTATAATATAGGTCGTGATTGCCAGTGATAAAATAAAAATTATCAAACGAAGTGCCTAGTTTTTCCAAACTACGCAGGCTATAGTTCAGTGTGCTGACATTAATGCTGGCCCTATGATGGTGCCAGTCTCCCAAAAATATGGCAGTTTCGCAATTGTTTTCTTGTGCGGTTGCTATGAACCAATCTACAAAATCTTCGCAATCTTTATTGTGTGTTAAAGAGTTGCTTTTATTACCAAAATGAATGTCTGTACATACTGCTATTTTATTGAATAAATTATCTGTACTCATCTATATTATTATAACGCACTTAAAGTAAATTGTCAAGTAGTAACTGGTTTACTTGGTACTGGTACTGTGCGAGCGGGTGAGTTTTGATTTTGCCGCGTATAACTTGGTGCCATGTTATTCATTTCTAGAATATCATCACGAATGTTTTGATTTTTCTTCTCTGTGTTTAAAATTTTAGTAAAGGAATTAGTAATTATTGCTGTATAATAAGCAAATGGATTTTGACTTTTGCTTTCATCAAACAATAATCCTACTTGAACTAGTTGTAATATTGCTTGACCACGCATCTCATCATTGTATGTATAACCACGCCAATTAGATCGTGTTCCGTATCTATCACATAGTTTAATAAACATTCGTGCTAATGTATCGGTCATATCCCCATGATCTTTACAAAATTCTCCTGTTTCTAAGTCACCTTTCCAATGACTTTTACCAACACACGTTAATTCACTTTCCTTAGTATTGCCATCGAAACGAAAGTGCTGGTAAGGCGGGAAAGGTAATTTTTCATAATGATCTGCAACAGATTTGGGTGTTTTAACCCGTCCATGTTGTAGTGGTATGTGTTCAAAAGATGATATTCTAAATACAAGATCTTCTTTTAGTACTTTTTTCCAATTAAATTGATAATCTATTAGTCTAGGTTTTTTCTTTTTATTTGTGTTTTCCGCCGTAGCAATAGCATGATTTTCTTTTGCTATTTTTGCGGCACGATTTCGTTTAGCTTGTGCAACAGAACGTATGTTTATTTTTTCTATATTAGGAAGAATTAGATCATAATCTTTGTCGATTGAGGTTAGATAACTACTATAACTGATTTTTGATTTGTGTATTTCTTCTAATATATCTTTGTTTCGTAAGTATATCATTAATGTTTTGCTCCATCATATTTATACTATATTATAATACATGCATATTAAAAAGTCAAATAAATAATGTTATAAATTAGGAAAAAAATATGGCTATACGTGGACTATCACCAAGACTAGGAAACTTGATTGCAAAACACATACCGTTTGGTGCTTCTCTTTTTGGAAGTCAAACATCACCAACCGTTAGTTTATTTCCGTCAACACAACAAAGAGATTGGCGAACAAAACTCACTGTAGGTTCTGGAGCAGCCGACTTAATAACAGGACCTGTGTTTCCAACAAAGTTTCAAGATGCAGGTGGTATTATATTTCCATATACTCCTATAATTTTCATACAACAAACTGCAAGTTATGGCTCAACAGGATTAACACATTCTAATTATGATCATCCAGCTTTTGAAAGCCATAATATTGGTGAAATACAAATAACTTGTCCATTTACAGCAAATAGCAAAGTAGAAGCAGATATGTTTCGAGCCGCATTGCATTTTATGAGAACAGTTACTAAAATGTATTTTGGACAAGATCCAAAAGCAGGAACGCCACCACCAGTGTTAAGGTTAAATGCATATGGTGATCATATTTTTAAAAATGTTCCTGTAGTTGTTACTAACTTCACAATAGATATGGCAAATACTGTTGATTATATAGCAACAAGTGATGGGAAAACGATGGTTCCAGCAAGTACTACACTTACTTGTAACTTGAAACCAGCATACTCGAGAGCTGCTACAGCAAAACGATTTGGTCTTAAAAACTTTGCTGATGGTTCTTTATTGGGTAGTGATAGTCAAGGAGGCTTTATTTAATGGCTGGTGAATATTCTTCAACAAGTCCATATTATACTACTCCTAGAAATAACAATAAATTAGGATTAATGGCTAAGCGATCTTTTAATGCCGAGCAAGATGACTTAATATATGAAATAGATCCTGTGTATAATAATAGACCAGATTTATTAGCATATGATTTATATGGTAAATCAGGTTTATGGTGGGTTTTTGCTGTGCGTAATCCAGATGTATTAAAAGATCCTGTATTTGATTTTATAACAGGCGTAACTATATATCTCCCACAACAAGCAACCTTAACAAATTCTTTGGAGATTTAATATGGGCCTGATAAGGATCAGTGAGAAAGATACCACATCCGCCACATCAAGTACTACAACACCAAGTTCATCTACTTCAACAACCGCGGGCACAACTAGTTCTACGTCACCAGTTCATTCTGGACGAGGGGGACCAACAAGCGCAACTAAAAGTGCCTCTGATAGTGTAGAAAGTATTTCTGGTGTGCAAACTATAGTAAAAAATAAAAAAGGACCAGAAGCACCTGATAATATTTTACACAATTACGCCAATTACACTTATAACATATCAGTGCTGTCATTTAATTCGAATCGAGAATATAATATAATGGTGGAAAACGGTTCATGGCAAATGATGCACGGTTGGGTGCCAAATAATACTAAAGTATTATTTGCTAGTGGCGGTGTGCAAACAGAAAGACGGCACAATGCATTTAATGTAGATTTTTATATTGCGGCATTTCAAACTACAGCAATGATGGGTATGAGTGGTAATACTAGAGCTACTAACGTATTTGAATGTTCTATGGAAGTGGTTGAACCACTTGGTACTACGTTATTAGAACGAATGGAATCAGTATTAACTGAAGACGGTCCAAATTGGACAGAGAAACCTTTATTAATTCAAATTGAGTTTACTGGATATGATGAGGCAGGCAACCCCACAAAAATTAAACCAGCAACAAGATGGCTTCCAGTTAGATTAGTTGGTATGACTTTTGACTTAACAGCGAGTGGTACTAATTATGCATTAGATTTTTTAGCATCGGCAGTAGTTAAGAAAAATCCCATAACAAATGCAATGCATATGAAAACATTAACAGGAAAAAATATAGAGGAATTTTGTACCCAAATTAAAGAATCATTTAGCAAAGAACAGGACGCACTAACCCTAGATAATTCAAAAGCCGCAACAGGGAGTTTTGCGGGAAGAGGAACTTCTGGGACTGGTGAACCGAAAGTGATCGCCCCGGCAAAACAAGAATTTGCTGATAGAATAGAATTTTCTATCGCACCTGAAATTGCAAAGGGATTTATACCCCCACAAGTAGCCAAGCAAACAATGATACACACAGGTGCAACGCGCCGACCAGGGCCTCATGCAAGCGTAAAGATAAAAGAAGCAGATAAAGTTTATAAACACAAAACAAATGTCCGATTTACTGGAACTGGCACTGATGGTGAAGAAAGATGGGTGATTGCCGACAACGGACAATCATATTTGTCATTACTTGAGCAATTATTACGTGACAGTACTTACATTACTGATCAATTAAATGATCCAATAGCTGCAATGGAAGCATCTGCTGTTAAAGATTTACGTAAAAAGGGAGTATTAAAAAATCCAAGCGCAGGATTAAAGTGGTGGAAAATAACATATGCTAAAAAATTAAATGAATATGATAATATACGAAACGCATATTCCTCTACAACTATTATACAAATAGATCCTTTTTTAATAACTGACCCAGTGGCTACTGATGCTACGGCAAAACCTGGTGATGGTGATATGCCACCAGTTGCACGTAACTATCAATATCAATATATGGGACAAAATCTTGATATTCTTGATTTACAAATTAAATTTGAAAATTCATTCCTTATGGCAATGATGGGACTGGGTACAAGCGATAAAAGCGGAGATAGTGACTCAACATCTGTTGCAATCGTGCCACCAGCTGGAACTCAAGAAGCAGGTTATGATATGACAAGTGGTGGTGGTCAAAATCCTGATGCGAAGGCCAAATTTAAAAAGTCAAATAACGCAACAGGAGTACAACAAGCTGCTGGCACTTTAATGGAAAACTTATACAGGCAAGTTGGTTCTGATATGATGAGTGCCACATTAAACATTATAGGCGATCCAGCTTATTTACAGCAAGATGGTATACTTGCTATGACAACAAAGAATAAAGTTTGCACTAATAATAAAAAACTGGCCGTAGATCCTGCTAGTGGTGCAGTATTATGTGACCAAGCAGACTGTCATGTATACCTTGTATATAGAACACCTGAAGATATAAATGAAGCAACAGGCATAACAGATTTTAATATAGGTGATAAGAGATTTAAAAATAGTACATTAGGTGGCTATTACAGGGTTTGGACCGTTAAGAATACTTTTAATAATGGTGAGTTTTTGCAATCTTTGGATATGACGCGAGAATATAATCAATTTCGTGAAGCAACAAATCCATTAAGTTATAAAGATCCAAACGACCTAAAGTCCAATGCCGAAGTAGACGATTTTTCTTGGTTAAACAACAGAATTAAGTCAGGCATGGATATTGAAACAAGTGGTAATGCACCAGCTTTTGGTACGCCTCCTGTTGACGATTTTTCAAGCCTGCCTGATCAGAAAAATGCCTTAGTAAACGAGCAAGCAAACAACAGTTCGGTAGATGGTGTAGATAATTTTGATGCATTTTCAGGTGGTAGAGGCTCAGTTGAATCTCGAGCACAGGATACTTTTATGGATGCAAATACAAATGCAATACAAAATAATAATCCAAAAAATGCTGTGGCGTTTAGAGCAGCCGAAGCAAGGAGAGCTGGTATAGAAAATATTGCTACTACCTCTGTGGATACTACTACATTTGCTGGCAGAGCTAATCCACATGATAATTTTAGTATTAGAATGAGTGATACAATGACTCCAGTTTTAAATGAAAAATCACCAGTAGCTGCCTCTCGCCAAGAAAGATTAGCACAACAAGGAGCAGCTTGGAGGGCGGCGGAAGGTAGAACAGTCGCAACAAATGTAACTACGAGTGGTGTTGTAATACAAGACGGTGCTGGCCGTATTTTATTATCTAGCAAGAAAGGACTGGGATTGGTTGGGTCCGAAATACATCCCAACACTAGTAATTATAATGCCGTTGATCAAGGATTAGTACGAGCCAATGATTCATTAATGCAACAAAAAAGATTAGAAATTATTTCATCCCAGGCGGCGGCTGATCGCAAAGCGGCATTTGATATCGGCAATTCAGCAAGTAAAGAAAATCAAAACACGCATGGTAAATATGGTAATATTACCCGCACTTGGAAACAAATCGGATACTTTACAGATATCGACAGATAGGCAAATAATATGGCAACATCAACAGGTCCAGGCCTTCCGGCGCGCCAGCCGGCCGGCGAACATAATAAATCAGTTAATCCCAATGCTGGTCCATATATAGGAATTGTTAAAGGATATGGCGATGATACCGGCATGGGTCGAATTGCTGTATATATACCTGCTTTAGTTGGCCAACGTTTATCTAGTGAAATTAATCCTGCAAAAAAACATGAATTGATAGAAAATATAGTATTATGCAATCTAGCATTGCCATATTATGGCAGAACAAATGCTCAAGGAGCAACACCAGAGAGTTATGACAATACTACCAAATCATATGGTATGTGGTTCCCAACTCCTGATGTTGACAGCCAAGTATTAGTAATATTTGTCGAGGGAGATAGAGAGAAAGGATATATTATATCTTATATACCAGATGCTTTCATGTTACATATGGTTCCAGGTATTCCTGTAAGTCCTACTTTTCATAAAACTGATAGAACAACTGAAGCAAAATTATTTTCAGCAGCTGGCAAAGGCGCAGTATCTGCTGATAAAGCTGCACAAGTACCAGTAGCAGAGTATAATAAAATTGGACATAAGACATCACAAGCATGGGGCAACATACCACGTCCAGTACACCCATTAATTGACACTCTATTAGAACAAGGGTTACAAGGTGATTATGCAAGAGGACTGTCAACATCCGGTGCTCAACGAGAATCTCCTTCAAACGTATTTGGAATCTCCACACCAGGCCCATTAAATACCGGCGGCCCAGAACAAACCCAAGGGTTGGTTAGTAAAGTTGACGATAGTGGATATAAATGGCCATCGTCACGTAAAACCGGGCACACTTTTATTATGGATGATGGTGACAATAGTGGTGAAAGTCAACTTATACGTTTACGCACTGGAACTGGTCATCAAATATTATTAAATGATACAGATGGTATTATCTATATAGGCAATGCTACAGGTAGTGCCTGGGTTGAGATGACAAACGCAGGACAAATTGATATTTTTAGTAAGCAAGATGTTAGTGTGCATACTGAAGGCAATATGAATTTACTTGCAGATAAAAATGTTCATATACAATCTGGTGAGGATTTGGTTATGCTTGCTGGACACAATTTAAGAGTTGAAACAAATCCAAGTTCAGTAAGTGGTAAGGGACATGCTCATTTCTTTATTAATGGCAATATGAAACAAACTACTACTGGTACATATAATATTAAAACAACAGATTGGTTTAATGTTACTAGTAAAGAGGCAATTAGTGTTACATCATTAGCATGTATATTTCTTAAGAGTGGTGGTGGGAAGGAACATCCAATTAAACTTAATACAGAAGCAGGAAATCCTGCTGAAGAAGCATCTCATATACCATTATACGCAACTCCGTGGGTTACTTTAGAAAGTACTTCTAAAACATTTAAGGTAGATGGCACTTACGAGTATACATCAGCAATGCAACGTGTTCCAATGCATGAACCAGATGAACGTGGCCACCAAACAGCAACGGCACCCGAAGCTGGCACTACTCCACATATTACAGAAAAACCCACAGCTGCTACATATACATAGTTTCTATATAGTAGCATATTATTAAAATAACTAAATATTAATTATGGCGATAAGATATAAAGGGTTTTCAACTCACAATAAAAATTTCTCTAATTCATTTACTTTAAGTGGATTTGAACTTGCAAAACAAGATTTACTAAATCATTTTAACATTCGCAAGGGAGAAAAATTATTTAATCCAACATTTGGATCAATAATCTGGGATTCATTATATGAACCATTAACCGACATACAAGCACAAAATATAGAAGATGATATAAAAGAAATTATATCATATGATCCAAGAATAGAAGCGGAAAGTGTATTGGTTGACCAATATGAAAATGGTATGATGATACAATTAGAATTAAAATATATACCTGATCAAATAGTACAAAATTTATTATTTGACTTTAATACTTCTAATACACAAGCAACACTGAGCACAGCATAATGGCATTAACAACAAGACAAAATACAATATACAAAGCAGAAGATTGGAAGGTATTATATCAATCTTTTATCAATGCTGACTTTGAGAGTTATGATTTTGAGACATTGCGTAAATCAATGATTGATTATCTAAAACAATATTATCCTGAAGATTTTAATGATTTTATTGAGAGTTCAGAATTTGTAGCATTGATTGACCTTATTGCATACATGGGACAAAATATTAGTTACCGAGTAGATTTAAATTCTAGAGAAAACTTTTTATCAACTGCTGAACGTAGAGAAAGTATTTTACGATTAGCTAGGCTAGTAAGTTACAATGCAAAACGTACTACAAATTCATCGGGATATTTAAAACTACAAAGTATTACTACATCAGAAGATGTATACGATTCCAATGGTGAAAATTTAGCAAATAAAGTGATCTCCTGGAATGATATTAATAATATTGACTATACAGAGCAATTTAATTTGTTACTAAATGCGGCGATGGTATCAACACAAAAAATTGGCACACCGAATATGTCAAGCACTATTAATGACATTAAAACTGAACAATACCAACTTAATATACCAGCAGGCACACTCCCAATATATCCATTTGACTCATCAGTTGATAGTATTACAATGAACTTTGAGGTGGTGAATGCCACATTTAAAGGCAAACCATATGTTTATGAAGATGCGCCGAGTAATGTGTCTCCTTTTAGTATGCTTTATAAAAACGACGGAAAGGGCAACGGTAGTAGTAATACCGGATTTTTTGTATATTTTAAAGAAGGATCATTACAAAGTGCTGATTTTACTATAGATGATGCATTACCTAACAGGCAAGTATTAGTTAATACAAGTAATATTACTAATGACGATACTTGGTTATATGAATTAGATGACAATAATGATCTATCTGTATTGTGGACACAAGTTCCGGCATCTAGTGGTAATAATATTATCTATAATAGTTTAGCAAGAGATACCCGCACTTTATACAGTGTTAACTCACGTGAAAATGATCAAATCTCTTATGTATTTGGGGATGGTATCTTTTCTGATATTCCACGAGGGAATTATAGAGGATATTTTAGAAAAGGAAATGGCTTAAATTATACTATTAAAACAGACGATTTACAAAATGTCACACTTATTATTGCATATATTAATAGAAACAATATTAGACATTCCTTAACAATGACTTTAAGTTTAGAAACACTAATAAGTAATTCTGCACAACGAGAAACACTAGATGATATTAGAATAAAAGCACCGCAAAGTTACTACACTCAAAATCGCATGGTAACTGGAGAAGATTATAATATTTTTCCAATTACTACAACTAATGATATTATTAAAGCAAAAGCAACAAACAGAACATCAAGTGGTATTTCTCGGTACTTGGATGTAGTAGACCCAACAGCAAAATATTCTTCAACCAATGTATTTGGTACAGACGGTATATTGTTTAGGGAATTTTTCTCTAATGTATTTGACTTTGAATTTGCCAATGAGATGGATATATTACGAGTAATTCGTGACAAAATAGAACCAGTATTACGTAACGTTGCTAGTAAACATTATTACTTTGACAAATATGACAGAATTACAACTAGTGTAACAACATGGGAACAAAGTACCACAAGTACTAATTCAAGCACGGGATATTTTAAAAATAGTTTAGGAGCATCAGTTCCTATAGGAGCAGCTGCGCCATCGTCAGATAACAGAAAGTATTTGACCGCAAATGCCCTAGTAAAATTTAACGCACCAAGTGGCAAGTATTTTAAATCAGACGGTAGTTTACATACTGGTAGTGTTGGTGATCCGGGCACGTTTGCTAATATTTGGGCAATGATTAAAAGTATAACCGGTGATGGACACAACAGTGGCGCAGGCAATTTAGCAACAGGACTGGGCCCTGTAACAATTAGTGAACTAATTGGTGACGGTGCTGAAGTTGCTGAAATTATTCCGCAGTTTGTAACAGATTTGCCATCCTCTATGGAAACAGCAATGCTAACTAAAATCTTTAATCATGAAGAATTTGGTTTACGTTTTGATGCTACAACAAGAGCGTGGATACTTATACTGGCGGCGGATATGGATATAACTTCTGATTTCTCATTTGCGTATGCTGGTGATACAACTGGATTACGAAAAGATTCAAGCTGGTTAATTAAACTTAAAAGCAACGGAACAACGTATACAACAACATATAGAGGATTAAAGTATAGTATTGAAAGCGACATGGAAACACGTTTTTACTTTGATGATTCCGTTAAAATTTATAATTCACGCACAGCAAAAACAATCACAGATCAAGTTAATATACTTGGTATTAATGCCCGGCCTGATTCCTCTACAGCAATGGATAGAGATCACATTTGGCAAATTTACGGATTGGATACAGAATTTTCAGGCGCAACCAATTCACGCAGAGTACTAGTAACATTTTTGGATAGTGATGCTGATGGCATCCCTGACAACCCAGATCAGTTTACACTAGTTGTCGCCCCATCAGTAAATCCAAATAATAAATTAGTATTTCTTGAAAAATTTACAACTTCAAGTGGAGCAGATCAATTTCAGTTAACAGCCAAAACAGTTAACGTAACATATGCCACAGCAACAGCATTAGCCGCGGCCTCTACAACATTGTTTACTGATAAGGAAGTAATTTACTTAACTACAGATAAAGCATTTAGAGTGTTTAATAAAACTGATAGCACGTTTTTAGTCAGTACAGATTATAAAGAATATACTGGACGTAAAACACTTAAATTTAATTACAAACATAATTCACCATCAGATAGGCGGATTAACCCAGGCCTAAGTAATATTATTGACATGTACGTATTAACAAGAGCATATAGTAATGCCTATACAACATACATTCAAGACAATACAGGTGTTATAATATCACCTGTCACAAGTACTACTAGTGAATTAAGTACACAGTTTAATAATTTATTAGATTATAAAATGTTAAGTGATGAAATTATTTTTCATCCAGTAAAATATAAATCATTATTTGGTAGTAAGTCAGATGCAACATTGCAAGCATCATTTAAAATTGTAAAAAATTCTGCTACTACTATAACAGATACTGAGATTAAAACACAAACAATTAAAGCAATTAATGACTATTTTAATATTAATAATTGGGACTTTGGCGATACTTTTTATTTTACAGAATTATCAGCATATATCCATAATCAATTAACTCCATATATTGCTACTATTTTAATTGTGCCTAAAGGCACTAACCAAAATTTTGGTAGTTTATTTGAAATACAAAGCAACAGTAATGAAATTTTTATTAGTGATGCTAAAGTAGAAGATATAGAAATTATAGATGCTGTAACTGCTTCTAAGATTAGAGCAAGCGGCACAATTGTTACTAGTTAGGAAATATTATGGCCATACGTAAAACTGTAAATTTATTACCACAACAGTTCCAAACTGATGTTAATAAAAAATTCTTAAATGCTACATTAGACCAATTAGTATCACCAGGAACAGTTGATGTAATTAATGGGTTTGTTGGGAGACGGGATGTAGATAACTTTAAAACTACAGATAGTTATGTTGTGGAAATAGACAGCGATAGATTAAATTATCAACTTGAACCAGCAGTTACTATTAAAAAAGAATTATCTGAAACAAAATATGATTTTGCCTCAACATATGTTGATATTGTTAACTCTATTGCAGCCGAAGGTGGTGATAATTATAATCATAACAAATTATTCAGCAATGAATATACAGTGTGGTCACCACCAATTGACTATGATAAAACTATTAACTACACAAAATACTATTGGTTACAATCAGGTCCAGATAGATGTGACATTACAGATCCGATTACTATTAGTGATATTGTAGGGAAGAAAACTTATACATATATATCTTTAGATGGACTTAAAACATTAAAATTTTCAACAGGTCTTAAAGTACGATTTACTGGCACAGTTACGCCGTCAACACAAGCAAACATTGACTATATTGTTGCGGACGTAGGCACCAGTATTAGATTAATTCCGTTAAGTGAATTATATACACCAGAATCAGCCGTATTTACATTAAGTAAAGATTATCTAACCATTAAACGTGGTGCTATAGATGGAAACCAATGGAGTAATAACAACCGTTGGTTCCATGAAGAAATTATTGAAATAACAGCAACTTATAATAAAAGTATTGCTGTACATGATTCAGCAGTAAGAGCAAAACGCCCTATTATAGAATTCGATAATGATCTTAAACTATATGATTATGGCACAAAATTATTAACAACTGTTGATTTAGTTGATGCAACTTTTACTGATGCCTTTACAGAATTAGAAGGCAAACCTGGTGGTTACATTGACGGTGTTGTATTAGCCGCTGGGCAACAAGTTATCTTCACCTCCGACACTGACCCATTAGTTAATGGTCATATATATGACGTACAAATGGTAACCATTGGTGGCAACGAGGTAATACATTTAGAAAAAAACACTATAGTAGCAGACCCTGTTACTGATAATACTATTATTGTTAATCAAGGTGTTGTTAACAAAGGCACACAATGGTATTATAAAAATAGCAAATGGAATAAAGGACAAGTAAAAACTGGATTGAACCAAGCACCATTATTTGACGTATTTGATAAAAACGGAAATAGTTTTTCAACATACGCAAGTAGCACGTTTGCTGGATCAAATATTTTTAGTTATGCGGTAAACAGTGCCGGTATTGCTGACACAGAATTAGGGTTTGCCCTAACATATAAAAACTTCACCAACATTGGTGACATTATTTTTAATGATAATTTAGTTAGAGATAGTTTTTCATATACATCTGATGCCATAGCAGGCACTACAACATCTGTAAGACTTGCTACAGGATTTTTACATAAGAATACGGCCGTAACCACTTATTCCACACTTTCTAATTGGATAAAAGCTCCATTTGAAAGTAGGCAATTAATACAACAAACTATTGTCGTGGGTTCCGAGTACAAAGTGTTTAAGGTAACAACTGTTCCAAGAGCAGAAACTAATGCGAAGAATTTAATTGTTACAGTAAATGGTAAATTAAAAGAAAAAGGTACTGGAAGTACAACAACAAAAGATTATTTTATTACAACAGACATTGGATTCCAATATGTTAACTTTACAAATAATTTAACAGTTGGTGATATTTTAGTTATTAAAGTACATACTGATACTAGTATTGAAAAATTAACTAGTGGTGAATTTTATACAATACCAAATAACTTGAGCAATAATCCTCTCAATAGTATGTTAACCACAACTAATTTTACATTAGGACAAGTTAGGGATCATATTAGCAGTTGTATTGAGAATAGTTTAGAATTTTCTGGCGCAGCTTTGGGTAACAATAATATACGAGATATTGAAAACATTGCATTACTCGGTACCAAAGTCGTTCAAAATACAGGCAGTATGCTTAAGGCAGGTTATATGTTGTCTAATAAACAGTATAATTTTTTTCAAGCACTAGATTATGCTAGTAATGAGTACAACAGATTTAAAAATCAATTCTTAAATCAAGCTGCTAAAATGGAACAATTAACAGATACTTCAAAATATGTTAATAATATTTTACATACAATGTTTTCAGGTAAAAGTAATTCAATGCCATATTATGATAGTGACATGGTGGCGTTTTCAACCGACACAACAACACTATCATATACTGTATTTGATGTTGACAATAAACAATTTGAGCTCAACACAACATATAATGATACAATTCCTGGACAATCCGCAGTATTAGTTTATAAAAATAATGTAATGTTATTAAAGGACCAAGATTATATATTTTCTACTACAACACCGTTTGTAACTTTAACAAGCAATATTATATTAGTAGAGAATGACGTTATTAAAATTGTTGAGTATATAAACACTGGCGGTAATTTTATACCACCAACACCAACTAAATTAGGATTGTATCCTAAATATGTTCCAAGCAAATATTCTGATGATACATATACTGTTGCTATTAACGTAATACAAGGACATGACGGTTCTATTACACCAGCATATAATGACTATAGAGATAATTTATTATTAGAATTAGAGAACCGAATTTATAATAATATAAAAGCAGTTTACGATATAGATTTAATTAAATTAACGGACACCTTCCCGACAAAATATAGACCAACAACATATACATTAGCACAAAATAATAATATTTTAGCAATGCATTTTTCAAAATGGGCAAATCACTTTAATGTTGATTATACCAAAAATACAGTATATGCCGGTACTAATGATTTTACTTGGAATTTTAGTCAAGTAAAAGACAGATTTGGCGGAACGGAAGCATTGCCAGGATATTGGCGCGGCGTTTATAAATATTTTTACGACACAGATCGTCCACATTCACATCCTTGGGAAATGCTTGGCTTTACTATTAAACCAAGTTGGTGGGAAACAACATACGGTCCTGCTCCATACACTGGAGATAACCTAGTGCTGTGGGCAGACTTAGAAGCAGGAAAAATTGTAAGTGGTAGCAGGGCAGGCACGTATGATGAATACAAACGCACCGGCATGGTTGCTAATTATATTCCAACAGATGCTACTGGTAAGTTAAAAACACCACAAGCCATTGGCATACTTGGTCCTATAGATACTGATTTAGCGGCTAATTTTACAATTGGTGATCACGGCCCAGCAGAAACTGCTTGGCGCCGATCCAGTTATTATCCATATGCTGTACAATTATTATTAGCACTAACAAAGCCAGCAAAATATTTTGAATTAATGTTTGATCCGAGTAAGTTATCAACCAGCGCAATAGGACATAAAATTGATAAAATAACAAATTTACCAATTGTACCTAATAGCGTTAAAACCAATTCATATGTTAATACAGACTTATCAGTTGATTATACATTAGGCTATAATAACTGGATAATTGATTATGCAAAGCAGTTAGGTATTAGTACTACAAAATTTAATTGGGAATTAAATCATTTAAATCTTAATCTAGCAGTTAAAATGGCAGGATTTACTGACAAAGACAAATTAAAGATTGTATTAGAACAAATATCTCCATCTAAATCTACAACAGATATTTTTATACCACAAGAAGACTATAATTTACATTTACTGGAAAGTAGTCCTATCGAAAGTGTTAATTATAGTGGTGTTATACTTGAAAAAACAATTAATGGATATAAAATTAATGGATATAACACTAGTCAACCACATTTTAAAATATTGCCAAGTATAGTCACTACTAATAAAAAAATAAATGTGTCTATTGGTGGTTTAGAATCAGCATTTATTGATTATCTCACAGGACAATCATATAAAACAGGTGATGTAATAAAAATTGGTAATGAGTTTTACATGGTAACGGCTGATTTTACAGCATCGGATCTGGAAACAGATAGAGGCAACTATTATAAATTAGACGCGTTACCCAAAACTGGTGGTATTGGTGCGGTACGTTATGATGAATGGGAAACAGAACCAGTATCAATTCCATATGGCAAAGAATATAATTCAATTCAAGAAACATTTGATTTTCTAATTAGTTATGGACGATATTTAGAAAATATAGGGTTTGTGTTTGACAACATAACAAATAGTTTTGGATTAATAGAAGATTGGAATAATACAGCAAATGAGTTTTTATTTTGGACTTTGAGTAATTTTAATGTTGGATCGCTAATATCATTAAGTGCTGGTAGTAATAAAATTAAATTAAATTTAACATCATCACAAATCGATAAATTAGCAAATAATATGTTGCCAACTAATGTATTGAACCAAAATAAGGAACGTATTATAGTAAATGATTTATTTTATAGTCGTATAGATAACGTTTTTGAATTAAGTGCTAGTCCAGAAATTGATGGTATATATTCGGCTCAATTAAATCCAATACAAACAGAACATCTGTTAATTATTGAAAATGAGACTGTATTTAAAGATGTTATTTGGTCACAAATGACTGGCAGTCGACAAAATAGAATTAAACTTATCGGATATAGAACTGAGTTATGGGATGGAACACAACAATTACCAGGATATGTATTATTAGATGATTCTGTAAATGAATGGGATGCGAATACAAGTTACAAAATTGGTGATATAATTAAATATAAAAGTAAATTTTACACAAGTAAAATAACACATAATCCTAATGATTTAATTGAATTAGAAAAATTTGATCATAGTAAATGGAAACAATTAGAAAAAGTAAACAATGGTTTATTAAGCAATTTAGATTCTAAAGCAGATAATTTTAGGGGATATTATGATATAGAAGAAGATGGGCGTATTATTAAGACCTCATCTTTAGCATCTAACTTAATTGGTTTCCAAAAGAGAAAGTTCCTAGAAAATTTGCAAATTGATGATGTAGCACAAAAGAAATTCTACCAAGGATTTATTAAAGAAAAAGGAACTTCATCTGTTATTAATAAATTGTTAAGAGCAAAACTGCCAGCAATAGATAGCACACTTAACTTATACGAAGAATGGGCATTTAGAGTTGGTGAATATGGTTCTGTAGCAAGTACACAATTAATTGAATTTAAATTAAAAGAAAATGAATTTACTGATAATCCAGAATTAATTGAAGTTATCAATACTGCTGAACAATACAAGAATACAAATATTACTCATCGGCCTGAAGATTTATATCAAAAGCCATTAGAACCAAGACAGTTTAATAAAAATATATTTAAAAAATTATCAGAAGATATTAGCACAAGAGACCACTTGCCTGATGCCGGATATCCTCGCTTAGATGACATACAACATACAATATTAAGTTTAGAGGATTGGGTGCCAGAAGTAGCAGTAGTTATCATCGAACAATTAAATGTAACCACCCAACTAATTGGAAAATCATCTTATACTACAACAACAGGATCTATTGTAACTTTAACAAATGGTATGGTAGTTTCGTTTAAGTCGGTATTTACGACTCCAAGCTCATATCAAACTGGAGAATACGTAGTAACTGGTGTCGATGACGCTATAAAACTCACTGCTAAAAGTACATATTTGAATTCCTTTAAAATAGGAGACAAAATTTGGGTAGCAAATTCTACTACATACCCATCAACATACCTAGAGAATTCAAATGACTGGAACGTATATAGAATTAGTGCAACATTTGGTAGCATAACTAGTATTTCTTCACCAGCAATTAATGAAATTAAAGTAAGTTTTAAAAATCCAGTTGGTACCATATTAGCCAATGATTATATTATATTACGTCGATTTATTGACGCAGTTGATGGTACTGACTATAGTGGAATTTATAAAGTTAAAACTAACTTATCAAGTACTGGTGTCAATTCTTTAGTATTACATGCTAATACCGTACAAAATATAGCATTTGTTCAACTTACTGGCACTGTTGACGCGTTTCCTGCTTTTGGAGAATTTTTAAAATTAGAAAGTTCCAGATATGCAACTACTTCTGCATTACTCAATAGAACATCACCGACATATGGTTGGCAAGATGGTGACTATGCTTGGATTGATAATCATAATAGTACTAATAAATGGGCTATGCTTGAAAAGAAAGATCCTTACACATTAGGAAAACAATTATTTCCTAATAGTAAAACAATTAATACAGGATTTGGACAAGGTGTCGCAGGCAATAAAGACCTGTCGACAATATTAGTTAGTGCGGTATATGATACAACATCAGCAGGTAATATTGAACAATGGACACGTGATGTTGCTACAGTGTTTGATGTTAAAAGCATATTTGTAAGTGATATCACATCACAAACATTAAGTACATTAAGTACTTCAGGTTACTTACTAACAGTAGAAAGTGATGGATTACCACACCCAGCACCATTTGGAACATTTCCCACAGCAGATGGAAAAAATCCAAATAGAGTTGTAACACGCAATTACAAACATACGTTTAAAACTCGTGTAGGAACAAATACTACAGCAGCTCCACAAGTAACTGTACCACTAGGTGGTATTGGTATTGCGGCAAACGGCGTTATATTTGCAAGTCCTTCAGCAACGGCAACACTACCAAACGATAATGGCCCAGCCAAGGGTGTTGCTCCAACAGGATTTGAATGGAACGGTATAGTAAACGCAACGGCAGTTGGTATGGATGCTTCACATGGACATCCGCAAGAAGATGATCAGTACCATTACCACAGCGGCAAATTTTTAAGTCAATGGGATTACCATGTATATCAAGCAAATACATATTATCAAGGCACCAATTATAGTGGTGATCACTGGAGGCACACTGACGGGCACTCCAAAATCCTAGGCTATGCATATGATGGTTATCCAATCTATGGCCCATTTGGCTACTCAACTGCCACAAATTCAACAACCACGCCAACACGTATGACATCAACATATAAAGCCTATCCAGAGCCAGTTTCTGGTCGTGGTTATACATATACAGAATATCCTGTAGGAACATTTATACAAGATTATCGTATTGTTACCAGTGCAGGTACATTAGATAAGCATAATGGTCGTTACTGTGTAACGCCAGATTATCCTGATGGAACTTATGCTTACTTCTTAACAATTAAAAGTGATGGAACAGTAGTGTATCCTTACATTATTGGACCAACATATAAAGAGATACCAACATTAGAAACAGACACAGTGCCATTAGATCCGGGTGGTAGTAATGCACTAACAGTTGCATTAACACCTGGAGATTTTACATATAGCAATACTGTTATAGATGGTAGTAAATTGAAGAATAGTGGTTGGGCAGGTTGGCAATTTGATACGGCAAGCACAGATGACTATATTATAACAAGTGCTCCAAATAGTAATAGTGGTGAAGGCTATGCTATCGTACTTAAAAAGAAAACAGACAAGACATACGAACCATTTGACATTATGCGTTCATCAAGTCCTACAACAAACGGATTATTTGGTTATGATGTTGCTGTAAGTAAAAATGGTACATACGTATTAGTAGGTGCACCAGGTGAACTTAAAGCATATATGTATAAATTAAGCACTGGTGTTACTGCTAATAATGAATATTTTAATGGAGACAATTCTACTAATGTGTTTGTATTTTCTACAACAACACATAGTAACACAAATGAACTAACTGTAATTGTAGATGGCCAAATTATGATTGAAGCTTTAGATTATACTTTAAGTGCTACACAAATTACATTTATAACTGTTCCTCCAACTGGTACTGACAATATCCATATAAAGAAAGGAAACTACTATAGTGTCATTAAAACATTTACTGGTGTGTCGGGTACAGACTTTGGGCGTAGTGTTGCTATAAGTGATGATGGTGCCATTGCATATATTGGACAACCAAACAAAGCAGATAATACAATATTATCAGCAGGTGCTATCGAAGTTTGGGGTAAAACACCTACCGATACTTATTTTAAAATACAAGATATTAAGAGCAACGTAACAGATTTAAATGAGAAATTTGGTAGGGAAGTTGAGTGTGGTGTGGACGGACATATAATTGCTATTGGTTCACCAGGCGCTGACTTTATTGTTGTAACAGACTCAACTGTATCAGCAACCAATTCTGGTGAGGTAGAATGCTGGATAGATGATGCCAAACATAGTGGTATAATAACTGGTACTGTTGCCAATCCAACTGTGAGTATTGGTGATAAACTCGTCATTAATGATGTTGAAGTAACCTTTACTGGCACAGCATTATCTAATGTAGTAGGTGATATCACAACAAAAGCAATTCCACACATAACTGCATCTGCTACAAGTGATAATAAATTAAAAATTGTTAGTACAAAAACCGATGCTAATGCCAAACTTACAATACGTCCAGGCACGACGAATGGTGATGTAGTGTTTACAGCATTCGGCCTAACACTATACACATATAAATCAGGATTGCGTCACCCAGATGGTCCGCAAAATGCTTATTATGGTGAACATATTGCATTTAATAATACAGCAACAATGATCACAATCGGAAGTCCGACAAGTTCTAGTGAATTTGTTATGTCTTTAGACACTAACATTACTACTTTTGATAATGGGAATACAATAATTTCTGATATACAAGCAGACTCTGGTTCGGCATTAATTTACGATATTAATACTGATTTGTCATATTCATTAATACAGCGAGTAGATTGGGCAGGACGTAGAAAGAATGATAAGTTTGGCACAGGTTTAGTAATGGTTGGCAATACAGCATTAATTGGTGCTCCTGGTGACGATTATTATACAACACAAACAATAACAGCGGATGGAATTGCATCGACGTATGCATTAACAGGACAATTTGCTACTGCTGATTTAGAAATTACAATGAACGGTAGGGTAATGCTTACATCAGAGTATAGTAGTGATAATGCATCACCAAACAGCTCAGTAACATTTACAGTAATCCCAGTTGCAACATCAGTGATAGCAGTCAAGAAATTTACACAGAATACTGGCTCTGTTATGGAGGCGACTAACAAATTAAACAAAATTTCATGGAACAGTAAACGTACACAAAATGACAAGGTAGACATTAATACTATTAATAAGGTCATTACATATGATAAATCATCTAATACGTTTATTGATTATATTGATTATATTGATCCAATTAAAGGTAAAATACCAGGCATTGCTGACGAGGAAATTAGTTTTAAAACGTTATATGATCCAGCAGTATATAACATTACAACCGATACAACAGTAGTTAACGATCTAAATAACCACTGGGGTCCAAATGAAGTTGGTACATTATGGTGGGATTTAACCAATACAAAATATATTGATTACGAACAGGGTGATATGGAATATCGCAAACTTAATTGGGGTAAATTATTCCCCGGTGCACAAATTAATATATACGAATGGGTTGAAAGTGATACATTGCCATCATCATATGTAATAAATGGAGGTGACGGGACGCCTAAATTCTCTAACGATGCGGCATATGTTGAATATCAGCAGTATAATATTACAACAAATTCTTTAGAACCAATCTATTATTATTGGGTTAAAAACAAAACTTCTGTTCCAGAAGTATCTACAACGTATTTGGACGCTAATGGACAGATTAAATTTGCGGCGTATGGTAATGAACTTGAATTAAAAAGTTTTATTCCAGCCGCTACACGAAAATTGCCAGCAAAGACTGTCGCAACAATACTAAAAAATCCTACAGAATACGGATTAAAATATATAGGTATTGCCGCGCCGAATGCGTTTGTTGGGCATAACTTACAGACAAATTTAACTGCTGATAATATTATTTTAAGTATTGAATATGATACTGTTAAAAATGATATACCTTTACATACAGAATGGCAATTAGTTCAGTCAAATAACCCACTGTCCAAACCAAACAATTATCTAATTACTAAACTTGGAGAAAGTTTAGCAGGTAAAGATGCTAAAGAGAACCTAGTACCAGATCTAAACGTGCATGTTGGATCACGTTATGGTATAATGGAATATCCACGACAAAGTATGTTTATTGATAGATTAGGTGCTATTAAAGTATTAGTTAACTTTTGTAATACCGTATTTGCTAAAAATAAAATAGCATTAGACTATAGTCTAGTAAAAATTTCATCAGCAGAAAAAGCACCAACATATGGTTACGGTGAAACCGTAGCAACATATACTGAACTAACTTATATTAATACAAGCACAATTGCAAATGGTTATAAAGTACTCATAACAAAAGATGAAACAAAAGGCAATTATTGGACAACATATCAGTGGAATACTAGTGAAAATAGATGGAATTTTGAAAAGAAACAAAAGTATGACACAACAAAATATTGGGATTATATAGACTGGTATGCTACTGGCTATAATGCTAATACCATTGTTGATTATACGGTTGCAACAGAAAATGATCGTAAAAAATTAGACACTAAACTTGGCGATATAGTTAAGGTATTAAATGATGGACAAAATAAATGGGTATTATATAAGAATACAAATACTGCATCTGATACATATGATGTTATTGGTCTACAAAATGCTACAATTAAATTTAAGACAACATTGTATACAACAACTACACCATTAACAGAACTTCATTATATTATAGATGCTTTGAATACTGAAATGTTTATAAGCTCAATAGCAATAGAATTTAATAAATTATGGTTTGAATTAATTCAATATGTTTTATATGACCAAACTCAGCGAGTTGATTGGGCATTTAAGACAAGTTTTATAACAATTAATCAAACAGTACGTAAACTATCTGAACTTGTAAATTACAGTTATGACATAGAAGATAGCATTAAAGATTATATTAATGAAGCGAAACCATATAGAACTAATATTAGAGAACATGTATTCCGTTACAATTATACTGAACTTCCACAAATAGGTAATAGTGATTTTGATTTACCAGGTTATTATGATACAACAGACAAACTATTTAGATCACCTAATGTATATGAAGCGGACGACGATGTTCGAATGCTTACAACACCTTGGATTGATTGGTATAATCATTATACAAAGAAAGTGACCAGTGTTGACGTATTAACTGCTGGCAGTAATTATGCTACTACATCTACAACTACATATGATTCTATTGGACATGACACAACTGGTTATGATTTTAGTGCAATTTCAGCATCACTACCAATAGTTACTATTTCAAGTGGCGCGCAATGGGAATTAGGTTACTCATATTCTGTGTCAGCAATACCTGGTGCGGCCACTGCTAATGCTGTTCTTGTTGTACCAGAGCATACCCCAGATATATTATGGTATTATAGTGGTACTGAACAAAATTCTACTCAATGGAAAGATATGGGTTGGAAATTTACAATTAAGGATAAAGTAACTCCTAATGAAAACAAAATATTTGCTATAACTGTAGTATTAGATAGTACAGGTAGTCCTGATTTTTATATTGATGGTATAGAACGACCCAATATTACACTATATAGAGGTTCAACATATACTTTTAGACAAAATGATCCAAGTAACTTAAATTATGGTTACTTTAGAATTTCAGCACTAGAAGATGGCACACACAGAGATGGTAGTGGTGCTACAGCTATTCCTGTAATGAAAACACCTGGATTAGATACGGTAGATTCTATTACCGTAACATCAGCTGGTACCGGATATGTAACTACCCCGAAGGTAATTATCTCAGGTGGTAGTGGTAGTGGAGCAACTGGTTATGTTAATTTAGAAAATTATAAAGTAAGAGATATTAAAGAAACAATTAAGTTTGATCGTGTTGATTCACCATCACACGTTACAACTATTGCCGTAACTGCTGGAGGCAGTGGATACACCTCAGCACCTACGATAACAATAACAAATGCCGCAGGAGATACAACAGGTGGTGGAGCAAGTGCCAAAGCAGTTATTTCCGGTGGAGCAGTAACAGCAGTTGTCGTAGAACAAGAAGGCACAGGATATACTGCCGCACCAACCGTAGCATTTAGTGGTGGCGGTGGTACTAGTGCCGCGGCAACAGCAACAGTTTCATACTCATCCTACAATAAGTTGGAAACAGCACATGAAGCGGCCGCTAAAAAGCATAGTGATCGCTTAACACTATTTTACTCTGGTGGACAAACAGGCACCGGCAGTACAAAAACCTGGGATAATAAAACAGCAAACATTCCAACATATGATGCTGTTATAGCAGATTCTGGATTACAATATAAAGCAAATAAGGTAGTTGGTGCCACATTTGATATGGAGCCTGGCTATGACAGGGCAACATATGCCTCATCAAAATTTGATGATTTTGAAATAAGTCCAGAAGGTGTAAAAATTATATCAAGCGTAGATACTGACCTAAGTGGTGGTGATTTTAGTACAAGTGGTGGTATTGATCCTGCCAATGTTGCTGTAGATGGTGATGGTTTTGTAACAGAATATACATCACACGCACCAGAAGAACAAGTACCTGGTCGTGTATTTGATACATTAGATATCAAAGTATACGAAATGCCATCACCACGAGACACTGGTGTTACTATTAAAAAGTATACATTTGAAGGTAATGGATCTGCTGTAATTTATGATTTTAGTTCTAAAGGTAAATTACCCACAAATGTTACCGGTGTTGGAATATATATTGATAGAATATTACAAAAATTAACAACAAATTATACTATTGATATGGAGACGAATATTATAACAATGGTATCTCCTGTACCAGCAGGACAATTAATACATTTTGTATTAATTGAAACAGGTGGTGATACGGTTACATCAACCAAACAAGACTTTATTGGTGATACTTCAACAACACAGTTTATTGTGAATGTACCATATGAATATGCACAATACTTGTACATAACTGTAAATGGTATAGAAAACGCTCCGACATGGACAGCATCAAGTTATTATAAGAAAACAAAAATAACATTTGCTTCAGCACCAGGAAATAACGATCGTATACGAGTGCATACATTTAATAAGTCAGGATTAACAATTACAAATGCAGGTAGTGGCTACACATCAGCGCCAACAGTAACATTTAGTGGGGGTGGCGGCGCTAACGCGGCGGCTACAGCAGTTATTAATGCTGAAGGCAAGGTAAGTGGATTAATTGTAACAAACGCAGGTACTGGATATACATCAGCACCAACTGTTGCAATTACAGGCACAGCAACCGCAACTGCTATTGTAACAGATGGCAAAATAGAAGCAATTAGACCATTTGTTAAAGTTGAAAGTGAAGAACAAACAATTACAGTTCCTGGTAGTCCAACATGGCCTGCAAGTTACACATATACATATGGCCAGGATAACTTCTTTGAATTTGGCCCTGATGCCGCAAAAGCATTTGTATATTTGAACAACACACGATTAAATCCACCAGATACAGAATACTATACAGGTAACGGAGTATTAGCGGTATATGATGGTCCAGCTAATCCAACTATTGCATATGGATCAGTAACTGATGCTGATGTTCAAGTACATGTAGATGGTGTATTGCAAACACTTACAACACATTATACATTTACTGGTGGATCACCTGCACGTGACCAAATAACATTTACTGTTGGTAATATTCCTGCAACAGGCGCAGAAATAGGAATTACGATTAGAAATGGTCAATATTGGATCCAAAATGATTACCAAGTTATACTTGAAAATGGTAGTGGTGTATCTGTTACTGCTGGAACAATAACTACTGGTGACAAATTATTTGTACAATCATTCTCTAATCAAAGATACAGTAAAGGCAAAACACTTGTAATAAAAGGCACATCAGTTGCAACATTATTACATTTAGAAAGATTTGATACAATAATTTTTGATACTAGTGGATATGCAGGTGATGTTAGTGTATCAATTTCAACACCAGTTTATGATATATCGGTATTAGAAAGAAATATAAACTATGTATGGGTATGGTTAAATGGCATACCACAAATTGCAAACCATGATTATTATATAACTGGTACTAATTTAGTAATGACTCCAGCAGCTGGTAGTATATTAGCAACAGATATGATTACTGTAACCGGCATGCGTAAAGCAGAACAACGAGATGGCATTGCTTTTAGAATTTGGAAGGATATGTTTGACAAAACATCTTACTATAGAATTGCAACAGCAAACACAACAACATTGTCTACAGCATTGGCTTTAACAGATATAGAAATTAACGTAACAGACGCAACTAAATTATTGACGCCTGTTCCAACAACAGCAACGCCAGGTGTAATATTCATTAATGGCGAGCGTATAGAATATTGGGAAATAGATGGTAACAAACTAAAAAGAATACGTCGTGGCACATGGGGCACAGGTGCTCATGCTACACATGCTACAGCAAGTGAAGTAGTAGATGGCAGTAAACAACAATTAATACCAGGCACAGATGTTCATACTAAAGTTTGGTATGATCAAGGCGGATCAACTGCCACAAACAGTTTAGGACTAGGTATGGCAACATCCAAACAAGTAACGTTCCTTAAAGAGGCACCGCTATCAACTCCCAAGGTAATATAATAGGATAAATACTTCAGATGGACAACAACGAAATCAAGCAAGACACCAGCGAAGAGCACGAAGAAATGGAAGAAAAGCAACCTAACGAAATTCCAGGCGTAAATGTTGAAGGGTTTATTAAGATATTTGACCCAGACACAGACGAAGTATTTGTAGAACAACGTAACGCTATTCATTATGAAAACTTTTCTAAAGCATTAGCAGACAGTATATCCAACCAAACTACTGGATTTATACATGAAATGCACTTCGGCAATGGTGGTACATCAGTATCAACAACTGGCATCATAACTTACTTGCCTGCCAATAACTCAGGCGCCTCTTCGGATTTGTATAATAAAACTTATTATAAAGTAGTTGATGGAAGTAGTTCCTCAAATACAGATCCTACAAGAAATAAAATGACAATAACCCATACTAGTGGCACAATTTATACAGATATTTTAGTAACTTGTTTGCTTGATTATGGAGAGCCAGCCGGGCAAGAAGCATTTGATAACTCATCAGCACTAGATGGAGCATATGTTTTTGATGAATTGGGTTTAAAAAGTTGGGAAGTAGGTGGTATCGCCACAGGCAACCTATTAACACATGTAGTATTTCACCCAGTGCAAAAATCACTTAATCGCTTAATTCAAATAGATTATACAGTTAGAATTCAAACACTCACAAATTTAAGTAGTGCTACTTAATATTCATAAATAGATTTAGAACAAAATAGGCGTTTTCTGTAATTTAAAAGCGTTTATTTTAGTCTAGGTATAAATAATAATATACGTATATTATGCTATAAGCATTCAATAATTGGCCAAGAGATGGCCGTATACACTTTAATCGATTAAATAGGAGAATTAGCGTGGCATATACTGTAAATAAAACAAGTGGGGCAGTTCTGGCGGTCGTAGCGGATGGCACGTTAGATACAACAACTAACTTGACTCTGATCGGCAAAAACTATGCCGGTTATGGTGAAATTCAAAATGAAAACTTTGTAAAATTATTAGAAAATTTTGCAAATTCATCCGCTCCGTCAACACCACTAGCTGGAACACTCTGGTGGGACACAACTAATACTGCACTCAAAGTATACAATGGAACAACCTGGGTAGAATCAGGTGGTACTACATCATCGGCAACACAACCAGCTAGTCCAGTAGAAGGTGATTTATGGTATGACACCACTGCTGATCAGCTTAAAGCATATAATGGTAGTGCCTGGATCGTTATCGGTCCTAGTTACTCGGGTGGTGTAATTAGTGGTGCAATAGTAGATTCAATAGTAGACAATGGAGCAGTATCACATACAGTAGTAAAAATGTATGTAGCAGATTCATTAGTAGCAATTGTTTCTAAAGATACTGTTTTTACACCAAACGTTGCTATTACAGGATTTACAACAGTAAGTCCAGGCTACAATTTAAGTACAAACGTTTCAGGTGCAAAGTACAAAGGCACAGCAACAGACTCAGATGCATTGGGTGGCGTAGCGGCCGCAAATTACTTGCGTTCAAATGCTAACGACACAACAAGTGGAACACTAGGTGTTGTCAACGATAATGGTATGACCGTTGGTGTTGACTCAGACTTGTCAATGAGTGTATCTGGTAATGATGTAACAATTAAAAATGTTACAAGTAATGGTAACATACTACTTGGTATTAACCAAGGTGGTTCACCAGCAACTTCTGTTACTATTGATGGTTCAACAAACTCAGTAACTATCGCAGGTGATTTAACGGTAAGTGGTACAACTACAACACTTAATACAAATAATTTGCTTGTAGAAGATCCTTTAATTGTTGTTGCTAAAAATGTAACTGGCACCCCAGCATTTGATGCTGGTCTAATAGTAGAGCGTGGCTCTAGTACTAATACTGGTTTCTTTTGGGATGAAACAGCAGACGAATGGGCCGCAGTTAATACAACTGAAACAGGTTCTACAGCAGGCAATGTAACAATTGACTCATATGCTAACATGCATTGTGCTACAATGACAGGCATATCATCACAAGCGAAATATGCTGACTTGGCAGAAAACTTTACAGCAGATTATGCATATGATCCAGGAACAGTATTACAAATTGGTGGCAAAAAAGAAGTTACTATGTGTGAAAATGATGCTTCAGAAGATGTGTTAGGTGTTGTTAGTTCGTATCCAGCATACTTAATGAATAGTGAGCAAGATGGTGTTTCAGTAGCAATATCAGGACGTGTTCCAGTTAAAGTAACAGGGTCAATTACAAAAGGTGATAGATTAGTTTCAGCAGGTAATGGTACAGCAAGGAAGGCAACTAAAGAAGAATGTACTTCCTGGAATGTTATTGGTCGCGCCTTAGAAAGTGATACTGATAAAGAAGAATCACATGTTACACTAGTAAATTGCATAGTGCGGGTTGTTTAAATATAACGATTTATACTAAATAAGTGTAGATGACTTTATAAAGTCATTTCTCGAGAAATTATATATAAACGATATTTAAATTTAGATAAATCCTAGGAGAAATCGAATATGGCATACTCAACTGGCGATACTATATTAGCTTCACATTATAGTAGTTTTCGCGGAGATTTTAACACCAACTGGGGCACTGGCAGTGGAGACCAAGGCTACGGCCAGTCTAACACAATTGCTGATGTTTCGATTGGTGATACTGTAACTGCCACGCAATGGTCTACGTTATTAGCAAGAGAGACAACGGCCGCGGCCCACCAAGGCACATCTCTAACATCGATCACATCACCCAGTGCGGGCGACACAATTAGCGCATTTACAGCATTAACTGCAAACACGGCGTTGATTAACACGAATAGATTGAATATTGATACTGGCAACTACACTGATACTACTAGTACTGGTAGCGGTGCAGGCAGTTGGACAGTAACAACAATTCATGAATATACACTAACATTTGCAAGTGCTGATGCAGTAAGATATTATTACAATGCGGGTGGTTCAACACGACTATCATTCGCTAAAAGTACTAGCACCAGTAACACTAAAAACACAGAATGGACTGCTTTAGCAACTGCTTGTGGCACAATTATTTTTGCCGCACAGGGCACAACCAAGTCAGGTGGTTCTGGAACACCAGGCACCATAGCAACAACTATTGGTTATTATGATATGACAACATCGTATCAAACAATATTTAAGCAGTTTGAAGGTACTACTCCTTATACAGCAAGTTATATTTTAGTAGAAGCTAAATCTAACGGCGTACAAGGTAGTAACGCAGACGTTGGCGAAGTTGTAACTATGAAAATTACGTGGGCAGACGCCGCAGCTGATGACTTTAATGATACCGTCGATGGTACAGTAACTAATACTATTACGCATAGAACACCCAATACTACTCAATTAAATAATGCTAGTTGGAGTGCAGCTCCTGCATATGCATTAGTGGGTAGTTTTGCTCAAACATAATAGTTGACATAATGAAAGAATTCATGTATAATATTATATATGAGTGTAAAAGATACAGTTAAAAAGAAGTTTAACCAAAAAGTGGCCCACGCAACAATGCGTGAAGCCACTCTAGGTTTATTATCCCTCCCCTATAACAGCGGTTTATTTAAAGTAACCAGAGAATTAATTACATTTGCTGAAATGCTTTCGTTACGCCAACAAATAGCACAATCAGCAGATTTAAAAGCAAATCCCACAATAATATTAGATTCATATGATAATCCTATATTAATAGAAAACTCACAAGAATTTTGTGAAAAATTATGGCAACGATATTATGAAGTTAATAACGAATATATGGTACAAATGAACAAGATTAGGGGAATACGAAAGCCCGAGCAGCTATAAGATGGCCACAGAAAATGGCATATTATTGTTTGCATACAATAATGAATCAATAAAATATACAGAACTAGCTAAGCTCTGTACATTATTAGTTAAAAAACATTTACCACATTGTGGTGTAACCCTAGTCACTGATAAAAATATAGATGAAGGACATCCTTTTGATGATGTTATCATAGTTGAGGCAGGTGATAGTGGCCACCGCACTTTTAGAATTCCTAATGGTAAGACAGAAGAAGTTACTTGGCACAATAAAACTCGCCCACACGCATATGATTTAACCCCATACGAAAAAACATTACTATTAGACGTAGATTATCTTATGTTTAATAACTCGTTGCAATGGCTATTTGAATCTGATCAAGAATTAATATGCCATAATAATGTTTATGACATTACAGGTAAAAACAGTTTTATAGATGACAAACTATTACACTGGAGTAGTACTCCAATGTTATGGGCAACTGTATTATATTTTACTAAAAATAATACAGCAAAGGAGTTTTTTAATCTTGTTAAGTTAGTACGAGATAACTATCAATATTATTACAATTTATATAATTTCAGAAGTGGCCCATACAGAAATGACTATGCTATAAGTATTGCATATAATTTATTAAACTGTAATAGTTATTTTCAGAGTCCTTTGTTTACTCTCCCTTCAGAAAGCACATTAACTAGAGTAAAACCAGATACTAGTGTAATATATGAATATGAAAATAAAAATAAAATAGAAGTATCTTATATAACAAATACTAATATTCATATTATGAACAAGCATAGTATAATAAATTGTGCTAAAGAGATATTAGATTATGTGTTTCAACCTGTTATATCAAATCAAAAAACGCATGTGACATATGAAAAGAATCAAGGAACATAATGAACAAATTGGGTACTTCACATTTGTTCAAAATAACAACGATACTGACTATTTAAAACTAGCATACGCCTGTGGATTAAGTCTAAAAGCAACACAAACTATAAACAAGTTTGCCATCGCTGTAGATAAACCAACTAAAGAACAATTAACAGAAAAGCATTACAAAGTATTTGACTATGTAGTAGACATTCCGTGGGGCGATGATAGTGAGGATGACTCATGGAAGTTAGGCAATGAATGGAAAGCATGGTCAATAACACCATTTAAAGAGACAGTTAAGTTAGATTGTGATATTGTGTTTACACGCAATATAGATCATTGGTGGACGTTTATGCGTGAGCAGGAAGTAATGATTGCGACCAATGTTCGTAAACTAGACGGTTCTATATCTAACTCACGCAAGTACAGAAAACTCTTTGATATCAACAACTTACCTAACACTTATAGTGGGTTTATGTACTTCCGTTATGGAGAAGAAAGTTTAAAACTGTTTAGAGCACTTAAATGGGTTTATAAAAATTGGGATGAAGTATCTGAATGTTTAAAAAATTGTAGAGATGAAAAGCCTACTACTGATGTTGCGTTAGCAATAGCATTAGTGTTACAAGAAGCAGAATATACACATACAAATAATGTGTTAGACTACCCAACATTTGTGCATATGAAAAACAACATACTGGGTTGGCCAGAGCAACATGAGATAGAAGATATTATTAATATAGAGTATAGTGATGACGTTGGTTTAATATTAGGCGTAGAGCCGCAAATATATCCAGTACATGGTGCAGAGTGTAAAGAGTACCTAGCAGATAAAACAATAGAATACTATGAGCACGATTAAAGGAATAGATGATTTAATAGAAGCAATTGAATCACAGGAAGAATTAGAAGTTGCTAAAGTAGATTACTGCTTATATTATCATGATAACGGCATTATATATGAAGCATCCATATATGTAGATGAGTTCCGTCTTCATATTAAAGTCCCTTCTAAATGGTTAGACACTAATCACATTACTGATTGGGTAATAATTAATGGTAAGTTAGAACCAATTAAACATGACGTATATAACCGTTTAAGAAAATATACTAAAGTAACACACGCAACAGAATTAGATCCAGATTTACCCGTATATGTTACAGACAAGGATCATAGGATTATTAAAGAAATTATTACTGCTGATAAAGTAAAATTCAATAAAGATGAAAATTATTATCAATTACAACAGGAGAAAAAATGATAACAAAACATGCAACATTCCCATGGGAAGCTGACACAGGGGAAATTATAGAAAACAACGAGTTTAAAAAAGCAGTTGGCATTTACAGAAGTGTAAAAACTTGGTGTGAAAAAAACTGTGAAAATGAATATATAGTAGATAACACTGTCTACGCCGCTGGTGTGAAAGTAATGTTCAAACGAAGGGCAGAAGCAAACAAATTTGAAAAGGAGTTTAATACTAAAGACTCTGATAAGTTTGGAGTAATTTACCCTTAAGGAAATAACAATGTGGGAACCATGGTTATTAATGATAATGTTGAGTGTAGGTCCATTTAGTGGACATTACCAAGGTGAGAATGATGTTTGGTATCAAATACGAATGCATTCGGAAGGAGAGTGTCGGGGTGCGGCGCAAGATATAATGACTACACATCGTATATTCCAGAACTTTAATCCTAATTTACGTATGGATGCTATATGTAGAAAAGAATTACTTGCGAGAACATCCGAACAAAGACGGTCATGGCCAGGCCTGGCGGCACGGCCAAATTCATTTTATCCAAACGGACACCACCACTTAGTAAAATGTATTAACTATCGAATATGTCTTGATATGTTTAGGAAGGAATATGACTGAAATAGTTGACATTGCTGACTTAGATTGCATATACTTAACATACGATGAGCCACAAAAGGATGAGTTTTGGGCCAAGATACTAAACATGGTGCCATGGGCAATACACATTGATGGTATAGAAGGATCAGATGCCGCACACAAGGCCGCGGCTAGAGCTTCTCCCTCAGGACGATTTGTTTTAATAGACGGTGATAACTTACCCGACCCAGAGTTTTTTAACTTACAATTAACATTGGATGATGTTACTAAACATTGTGTGTTTAGATGGAAGGGTCGTAATATTATAAACGGACTAATGTATGGTAATGGTGGGTTAAGTTGTTGGCCTGTGGACTTTGTTTTAAACATGACTACACATGAGAACACTGATGGTTCTGATGAAACATTAGTAGAGTTTTGTTTTGACGACAACTACAGACCAATGCATAACTGCTATAGCACAACATACCCAAATGGTTCAGCATTACACGCATGGCGTGCTGGGTTTAGAGAAGGTGTTAAGATGGTTTTAAACAAAGGAACTAAACCTGATTTAAAAACATTTGAACAACAAATACACGCTCGTAACTTAGATAACTTATGTATATGGCAAACTGTAGGACGCGATGTTGAGCACGGCATATGGAGTATATACGGCGCACGGTTAGGCACATATTTAACTATGCTTACCGATTGGGATTACATTAATGTAAGAGACTTTACATACCTCAATGAGATATATCATGGAGAATACGAAATGCAAAACCCATGGGATGAAGCAGAGCGTATAGGAGAAATATTACAGAACAAATTAGGTATGCCTATATGCGAAATGGATGCTGAAGCAAGTAAGTTCTTTAAAACACATTACAGCAAGCACACAAACTATGATATAATGATACAAGAATTAGATGTAATACGCGGCATTGAAGGCTGGTAATGAATCATGACCTTTATAACTTTAGTAGAACTAAACTACATGGTAAAAGCATGGGAGAGTTTGGACCTACTGATACAACTAGAAAAAAAGGGAGGCAAGGATGGAAAGTAAAAGTAGAGACAAACCAGGTAAAGATAAAACAAAGAAAAAGAAAAAGCCTAAGTAAACTATGGAACTTTTTAAAGACAATAAGGGCGACAAAATAGAAGTTAAGGATGGTAAGTTTAAGTCAGATTTCTATAGAAGTGCCGAGGATATTAAAGTACAGTTAGACTCTGTATCACCATCCTTTTGTCTTGCAAAGTGGAACCAAGTTAGTTTACATTTACCAACTGGATTAAACAACAGTTGTTACCACCCACCACTACATAAAATGGAGTTAGGCACACCGTCTGCTCTACACAACACCCAACATAAGAAAGAAATGCGTAAACTTATGCTAGAAGGTGTACGTCCTAGCGAGTGTCAGTACTGTTGGAACATAGAAGATACTGGGCATATGAGTGATAGGCATTACAGAAGTGGTGAGCCGTGGGCCGCAATGGACTTTGACGAAGTAGTTAATGCTCCTTGGGATGCTGATAAGAACCCGCGTTATGTAGAAGTAAACTTTAACCACAACTGTAACTTAAAATGTAGTTATTGCAGTCCGCAATTTAGTACTGCGTGGGATAAAGAAATGAAACAACACGGTGCCTGGCCTACATCTAAACCACATAACGCACCTGAACACTTTGAGATTAACCCTTGCATACCACACAGCAAGTATAATCCTTATGTAGAAGCGTTTTGGGAGTGGTGGCCTGACTTATATAAAGACTTAAAGCATTTCCGTATGACTGGTGGTGAGCCTATGATGGATAAAAATACACATAAAGTATTTGATTACATTATAGACAATCCCAAAAGCGACTTACATTTAAACGTTACAAGTAACTTTAGTCCAGTAGACAACAAATTGTTTGACAAATACTTAGAAAAAGTTAAACGCATATGCTTGGAAGAGAAAGTAGAACACTTTATGCAATACGTTAGTGTAGACAGTTGGCTGGAACAAGCCGAGTATATACGTAATGGGTTAGACTTTAATAAGATGTGCGATAATATCAACACATACTTAACGGAAGTTCCGTATAGAAACTCTTTAACGTTTATTATAACATATAACAATTTAAGTATTACAGGAATGGATAAGTTATTAGGCTATATACACGGTTTGCGACAAGCATATAGTGAAACTTATCAACGTATATGGTTTGATACACCGCTATTACGACAGCCTGCTTGGCAAAGCATACAGTTATTGCCTGAACCATACCAAGATATACACGAAGAGAACACATGTTGGATGTTAGATAACATGGAAGACGAGAAATCTCGCTTTAAAGGCTTTAAAGATTATGAAATTCAACGTATGCATAGAGACTTAGCATGGTGGCAGGAAGGTAGTAAGTTAGATCCAGTATATGTAAACAATTGTAAAGCAGACTTTTATCGCTTTTTTAACGAGCACGACACCCGTCGTGGCACTAACTTTATAGAAACATTCCCAGAGATGATAGACTGGTGGGAAGAATGTAAGAGGTTAGCACAATTATGAACACACACGCAACAACATATGAAGAAGGCATTGATCCTATAGTAGATCAAATAGTAAACAACTTACGACAGATATATGATCCTGAAATACATATCAATATATACGACTTAGGTTTAATATATGACATAGATATTACTGAGGATTTAAACTTAACAGTAACAATGACGTTAACATCACCGTTTTGCCCTGTTGGCGACATGTTATATCAACAAGTAAATGAGGCATGTGACGTTGGTGGTCTCAATGACATTAAAGTAGATATGACGTTTGACCCAACTTGGGGGCCAGAGATGATACCAGAACATGCTAAACTAGAAATGGGAATGTTATGACGCTAAGAACGCCGGGTAGGGAAACAGATTTAGACATTAAGCGATGGCTTAACACCACAGTAAGTCCATCCTTTTGTATGGCTAAATGGCGCAATGCTACCATATGGCTTGGGAGTGGTATGACTACTAGTTGCCATCACCCTCCAGCACATAAGATAGACATTAAAGAACTAGCAACAAACCCTGCCGCTATACACAACACACAGCAAAAGAAGCAGGATAGAACACAAATGCTTGCGGGCGAACGTCCACCAGGCTGTGAGTATTGCTGGAAGATAGAAGACATTGGACCCGACGCTATCTCTGATCGTGTCCATAAGTCTGTTATATACGACGAGGAAGACGTATATCATGTTAAACAAGAAGAACCTACAGAGAATTTTGCTCTACGTACATTGGAAATTGCCTTTGATAGGACTTGTAATTTTAGTTGCTCTTATTGCAATCCCGCCTTTAGTAGTTCTTGGGTTAAAGATGTAAAGAACAACGGTGCGTATACACAGTTAAAGTCAGACGGACGCAACCATTTTACACACGAACACAACGAAGCACAGTTATACAAGCACGACGAAGTTAACCCATACGTAGAAGCCTTTTGGAAATGGTGGGAGTTAGAGTTACACGACACACTAGACGAACTACGCATTACTGGTGGTGAACCTATGATGGCTGGTGAGATATGGAAGTTGTTTGATTGGTTTAGAACTACCAATAAGAAGTCCGATATGCGGCTCGCTATTAACTCTAACTTAGGTGCTAAAGACGATCTAATAGATCGCTTTATAGAAAACGCACAACACGTACCCCACTTACATCTATACACATCTTGTGAAGCATTTGGCGCACAAGCAGAGTATATTAGAGACGGGTTAGAGTGGGATACTTGGGTTAATAACGTCCATCGTGTGTGCAAAGAAGGCAACTTAGAAGGCTTTCATATGATGTGTACTGTAAACAGTTTATGTTTAGACTCGTTACCTAAGTTCCTGGACTTTGTACTGCTGTTAAAGAGCGAGTACGGAGAGGATTTTCCAACGTTTACTCTAAACATATTACGCTTTCCATCATTCCAATCACCGTTAGTGCTACCAAAATACTTGCGCTCGAGTTATCGTTATACCCTAAGTTTGTGGCGAATACTTAATTTTGATAACCCGCTTTTGCATGAGATGGAAAAGAATCATATAAACCGTTTAATAGACTACTTAGATGTAGTAGACAAACCACACAGCGATACGTTTGAACAACCTGCTTTAGAGAATGACTTCTATCACTTTTATAGACAATATGATGAACGTAGAGGCAAAAACCTCATACAGACGTTTCCTAACTTAGAACGATGGTACGGAACACTATCTAATGGATAAGGGATTTTTAAGTAAGGACAACCCTTACGATTCCAAAACAGTACTGTTAGATAAGAACAAACAACAATTACCTGTAGAATTTTTTACACCCAAACAATATAATTTATTAACGGAAAGCAAACACTTTTGTATACTGCCGTGGATACACATACATGGTTCGTCTACTGGAGAAGCTTATCCATGTTGTATATCTGTCTCCGAAGAACCAGTAGGCAACTTACGTAACGACACAGTAGAAGATATATGGAATGATGCGCCATATCGTACCATGCGACACAACATGCTCAATGGTATCCCGTGTAAAGAATGTGTTAACTGTTATGAGAAAGAACGTAATGGCTTCTACTCATTACGTAACGAAAGCAATAGAAACTTCGCATACGCTATAGAAACAATAAACGGCACACTACATGATGGTGCTTCGTTGCCTAATATTATATACTGGGACACACGTTTTACCAATCAATGTAACTTTAAATGCCGCATGTGTGGACCACAATTTAGTTCTGTATGGGGTAAAGAGCTTAATGAGATGTATGGCGGTACTTCGTTTAAAATAGAATACACTACAGGCAACAAACACACCAACTGGGAAATGATAGAACCATACATAGATAACTTGGACAAGATATACTTTGCTGGCGGCGAACCTCTTATGATGGAAGAGCATTGGAAACTAATAGATGAACTAGTTAAACGAAAGAAGTTCGATACACAGTTAATATACAACACTAATTTTAGTGAAGTTAAGTATAAAGGTCGCTTAGTATTTGATGTATGGAAAGAGTTCGAAGACGTTTCCATAGGCGCATCTCTAGACGGAATGGGAAAGCGAGCAGAATACATCAGGAAAGGAACACACTGGGACACAATAGAACGCAACAGAACCGAAATGCTACAAGTATGTCCTGATGTAGACTTCTTCCCAAGTGCCACGCTACAAGTATTAAACGCTTATCACTTACCAGACTTTCACAATGATTGGGTCAATAAAGGATTAATACAAGTGTTCGACTTCCACGTAAACATATTACAAGGACCCGACTACTACAGAACTACTATACTACCAACAACGATGAAGGAAGAAATAAAAGTACTATACACAGAACATTTAAATAATATTAAGGATACAGATGATATTCAACGAGCATCAAACGGCTTTGACGCCGCAATAAACTTTATGATGAGCGAAGACAGAACAGACTTACTACCGAAGTTTAAAGAAGAAATAAACAAATACGACACGCATCGCAACGAAAACTTATTAGAAGTATTCCCAGAACTAGGGCAATTATACAATGAGTAGGGCGGCGCCGAGTCACACCCAGCCGAATACCTGGTCTGGCGAAAATTTTATACACTACAGATATAGGATCGGAACAACATGACTTATATTATTGCTATGATAGTAGTACTCCTTAATAGTGGACTTCCTCAATACTGGTATACTATTAATGAAGTAACTACGTTTGAAACTAATGATTTATGTGAAACACAAATAGTGGATACAGCATTTCAACAACAAGTATTGGAAAGTTTCAATACTATATTTGAAAATAAAGTTGCAATGGTTAGACTTGCATGTGTGCATGAAAATAAGATTGACGAGTATCGTGAATTTATGAATGAACATAACAGTAAGCACACTAAATACTCGTATGATCATAGACAATATTCTATACGTACCTTGTTTTATGGTGCCCTTCTTTGAGAATTCTCAGCCACTTATTATGTTGCTATTCTTTAATTAAACATGATATCACTGTACCCAATCAACTTGGATGTATTATTGAAATCCAACAGTGGTCAAAAGCGTATGACGTTGAATGTAGATTACCCGGGTGAGAAATTTTTAGTTAGAATAAATGGTAAATGGTTAGAAGGATCCTTTATAGTAGCACCATCATTTCCACAGGTACTGTTTTATCCTGTAGATTGGAACCCGGCCGGGCATGAAGTAAGTTATGGCAGAGGTTGGGAAGGAATTTGGCAAATATCAATTGATCGCAGAGACGGATGATTCTACGTTACACGAACGAGAGAAAAATTTTTCCTATAGGGCAGAATATTTCGAGCGACTAAAAAAATGCATGGGCCATAACATGCCCAAATATTATTCTGTGTCACATTGCCCCAACGTTTTTGAAAACTTTTTTATTTTGTTTAAACGTATAAACTTTTATTCAACGAAAGGAATATAATCAATTATGGACTATAACGATAAACGACCAGTAAAGGTTAACCTAGAAGACCTTCCACGATACGAACAATTAGTATTAACGGAGAACCCTACGTTCTGTATCTTACCGTGGATTCATACTCACGCATACCCAGACTCTACCGTTCACCTATGCTGTATGTCTGATATGGATATGCCTATAGGTAATCTTAACGACAATACCCTAGAGGAGATTTGGCATAGTGACCATATGGTAAACGTAAGACGTAAAATGATAAACGGTATAGCATTACCAGAGTGTACTAAGTGTTATGAACAAGATAAGAATGGCTTTATGAGCGGCCGGGTATCAGCTAATAAACATTTCGGTCATCACGTTAGTAAGGCGCGTTCTATAGAGCCACCGTTCGAGATAGTATACTGGGATGTTCGGTTTAGTAACCTATGTAACTTCCGTTGCCGATCGTGTGGTCCACTCTTTAGCTCTAATTGGTATCAAGACTATGAGGCATTACACGGTAGTAAGCCTGATCATACTAAAGTAATTGAGTGTAACCTGGATATAGAAGAATGTTTAAGGCATATACCATACGTAGAACAGATATATTTCGCTGGTGGAGAACCCCTAATGATGGCCGCACATTGGGAGATTATTGCGGAGTTGATTAAGCAAGGTCGAACAGACGTTAAGTTAATATACAATACCAATTTTTCGCAACTCAAATATAAGCAATTGAGTATACTGGATATGTGGAAAGAGTTTGACTCCGTTAGTATAGGTGCTTCATTAGACGGTTCGGGTATACGAGGAGAGTATATAAGGAAGGAAACAGTATGGGGAGATATAGAGTCCAATCGTGAGAAGATGTTACGGGTATGCCCAGACGTTGACTTCTACATTAGTTGCACGTTGAGTATACTGAATTCGTATCATATGCCAGACTTTCACCGTGAGTGGATCGATAAGGGTTTAATTAAAGCACAAGATTTCAACATTAACATACTGATGAATCCACCCTACTACCGTATAGACAATCTTAAAGATATAGACAAGGAAGCGATTATAGCTAAGTATTATAAACATATCGACTATATCAGTCCTATCGACTCAATGCAAAGAGCAACCAATGGTTATAAGAGTGCTATAAACTTTATTCAACAACCGAGTATACCTACATTGTTAGAAGACTTTATCAAATTAACGGCCAAGATGGATTCCATCCGTAACGAATCATTCAGTAATACCTTTCCAGAGTTTAAAGGGTTGACATAATGACTATACAATGTTATAATATAAGAACGTTGCGACAGAGCCCGCTCTATAGGATGGCTTCCAGTGAATGGTTGACTATGCCGAACCGTATACGACAGAGTAATAAACACAGTGGTTTACTATAGTAGATCTTACTGGGGAAATCTTTAATATGACCGAATCATCAGCAAAAAATAATTTAAAAGACTCTATAGAGTTTATCACGAGAAAGAGTCCAGCGTTTAAAGCAGTACCTACACTATGCTATCTACCATTCATGCATTTAGAAGCGAGTGCAACAGGAGAATGTAAGCAATGCTGTATGGCAGAGAATCCAATCTTTAAGGATCTAAGTGAATTATCCCCTGAAGATCAAGAGATTGCGGCAATGCCAGACAATGTAATATCAGCAAATGAATTACCAGCCGAGCTTGCCGACCCAAAACACTGGCCATTAACACAAGAAGATTTGACTATAGAGAAACTTCAAGTTCACCCTAATAATTATTATTGGCACCATGGTATGCATGCAACAATTCCAACTGTATGGCATTTAAATAATTCAACATTGTCTGAAGTATTCCAATCCAACTATATGAAACAGTTGAGATCGGACTTTAAGGCAGGTAAAAAGCCACGTTCATGTAAAAAATGTTGGGATGAAGAAGATGCCGGTATAAAGAGTAAACGTATACATTGGGCAGAAACTTTTTGTCAACATTCCGACGTTAGTAATACTATATTCATTGACGAGGTAACTGATTCTTCAATGAAGTATCTTGATTTAAAATTAGGCTCTATATGCAATTTGAAGTGCCGAATATGCGGTAGTGCTAGTAGTTCTAAATGGTCTCAGGATGAGATGGATATAGCATACGAGTTTGAGAACGTGCCAAAAGAACATTTAAAACGAACTATGTCGTATAAGAGATTAAAATTGGGTAATTGGCCACGTGAGAATGATGCTTTTTGGCGCAACTTAGCAGATGAATTACTGCCGAATATAGTACATTTAGAGTTTACCGGGGGTGAATCATGGCTTATACAAGAACATTTTGACTTCCTGCAGGTAGCTATAGACAAAGGCTATGCTAAAAATATTGACCTACACTATAATACCAATGGTACACAGCTGCCTAAACACGCATTAGAAGAAATTTGGCCACACTTTAAGTGGGTTAAAATGTCCTTCAGTATAGACGATATTGGAGACAAATTCGAGTATCAACGGTACGGTGCTAAGTGGGAAGAAGTTAACTATAATATAAATTACCTATGCGACAATAAGTTTCTTAACATGACTACAGAGATATGCAGTACAATAAGCCTATTGAACATAAAGAGTATACCCGATATCTTCGAATGGATACGCTCGATTAACGTTGATCTATGGTACTTGAACCTAATGCATATGCCAAATCATTTTAATATAACCATATTGCCGGACGACTATAAGAAGATTGTAACAGATTTACTAACGAATTATAACTGGGATCATGATGATTTACTTACTGAGATGAATTTTGGACGTGAACCTATTGTTGACAGTAGTGGTATTGAGAGTCGAGGTGGTCATATGGGTAACTTCAAGCGAGTTAAAACGTTAAAGGACGGTAAAGACTATGTT